CATCCATATAGACCACCAGTCCCCTCTGCGGGATGATCTGATGTTTGTGCGCTTGTTGCAGCCACTTGGCGCGCCACAAATAGGCGATGCGCTTCTCGATTGGAAGCGCGGCAAGGTGTTTTTGAACTTCGGGATCGCTGAAAGTTTCCGCGAGCACTATTCTTCGTCAGACTCTTCCGAATGATTTTGATAAAGATAAATGCAGACCACAGCGAGTAGGACAATCCCCGCAAGAATCAACGCCAAGTCACTCATTCTTCAACCGCTTTCTTAAGCTCGGCGTTCTTCAGGATTGCATCGAGCAACTTGCTTGCTTCGACTTCAGCCTCCACCCGAATCGGGCATGCTCGCATCGCCCGCGAGCGCTACACGGTCGCCGTACCGCTTCGGATTCCATTTCGCCAGGAGCTTCAACCCGATCTCGGCGCGGGCCTTCTGCCATTGCACGAATCCGCTATCTACGCGCGCTCCGCCCTCTGAGAGGATCCGTTCCGGAGGGGTGTTCATGTCTAGCCAGATTTGCTCGGCGATCGCTTCCTGCCCGATCTCGCGCGCCTTCGCGATTGCTGCGGAAAGACCGACTCCCTTATCCCCAGCAGCATCGTCCCGATACATCCAATCGTATACTGGTTGCGCCACTCTGGAAAGCCGTCTTGCCTGCATATCTCCCGCAATGGAATTCCCTCGGCGAGCATCTCGCACATTTGCCTTGCGATTTCTGGCGTGTATTTGCTTGGGCGCCCTGTTTTTTTCTTTTCAGGCTTTTCTGGAGCGTCTTCTTTCGGTTTGCGCGGCATGTCTTTATCTCTCGCTTGTTAAGCTGACGAATTATTCAATGCGCGGGTGTGTTGCCCATCTATTTATTTCTTCTACTGCTTCGAGCAATTCTTCCGTGAACCGATCAACCTTGTCTTTATTCGGCGCGGGAAGCACGAGTTCTGCGCGGATGTCTCGGCATATCTTGCTCGCCAGCAGCGCGGCTTGCAGGGCTTCGCTTTGTTGCGGCTTGTCGTAAATAATCGACATTCCCTGACTGGTCATTTCCGCTTTTACGCCGTTTAGCTCAACCGTGATCTTTTCGCCGGGTTTCGGCTGAATGTGCTCAAACAACTGCGCGAAGTATTTTTCGTTGTTTCATTGGATGAAGCGCGGATTCGAACCGGCAATACGATCTGGGCGTCGGGGTTTTCCTGATTAACCTATTCATCCAAACGGGAGCCGGCGCAGTTTCTTGTGCGCGCGGGAGGCTACGACACAATTAACCGGGAGCCGCCGGCTTTCGTTTAGATGCGGGCTTCCCACCCGCTCGCGTCCTTAGACGTGTGCCGGTTACGATTGTCCGGCGGCGCGCCAGCTTTCGCGCTTAGGCGCGACCCCTAGAAACGCCCGCGCCCGATTAACACATCGCAAGCAACACAAAAGCAAGAATGAAACAGGTTCCTGCCAACCACTTCTCTCTAATCGTTTCAGATTTTACAACATGATAAGGCGACTTTTTCATCATTTCTATAATTTCGTCACGGCGCATTCGTTTAACCTCCCGTTTTCTCCGAAATCGATATCCGGTACGTCCGCCCTCTCTACGTCCGTTATATCAATCCACTTTAAGCCTGAGCGCAACTGCCCGTCCTTGAACGTGTCGGATTGCACTTTGCCAATCGCCATGATGAGCGCTTGCGGATCGTTGAATTGCAAGCATCGCTTGATTCGCTGTGCTAGATAATCACATAGCATAGGCATAGTGCCCCCCGACCTGCATCAAGTAATGGCGCAGCGAAACAACCTCGTAATGATTGAGTCTCCAGCTTGGAACGCGCTCATCGAGCACAAAGCCATGAAGCGCCTGCGGGATGAAAATAAACTCAGCGTCGAATCGGCAGATGAACTGCCCCGCGTCCCCGTTTCTTGAAAGTCGCCGGTCGTAAAACTCAACGAGCGGCATGAGCTTGTTCACCGTCCCGTTGTTGCGGCCGTAACGATCGCCGATTGCAACATAACGAACATTAAAATCACCAACCTTAACCATCATGATTCCTCCCAGATTCATGCGTTAAAAGGCCCGGAATCTTCCGGGGTTGCCCTCGCGGGCTATGCGATTCCCCAAGGACACCCATCCCTAGAGTTGCATTCGGTGATGACGTACCAGCTATCTCTAGTTGAGTACGGATCGGAGACTTGGATACTGCGCGGGCAGTCTGAACAGCTTGCGGGCCGCGGGCCGGGGGCATCACATTTGCCCGATCCGGCGCGGTGGGGGAAGGCGTAGGCGGTACAGGTGCAAGGTTCTTTTTTCATTTTGTTTCTTTCGCTGTCCTGCGACATTGCAGTGATTTAATTTTATGTTGCACTAGGCGCTGTGTCAATGCCCACTTCGCAAAAAATCCCGGCGCATGGCCGGGACGTTCTTTACGCAGTGAGCTTGTAGGGCTTGTTCCACTTGCCGACGTTGATTTCGGTGTACCAACCCACATGGAAATAATCCGCCTGTGTGTCGCTTTCGTCGAAATTTCCAATGTTCATTGCTTCGCGCACCTTGAGCAGAAATTCTCGCGCGATGCCTTCGTGGTGATCCTTGATCCAATAGACATTGATGCTTACCGATCCTGACCGCTGCGCGCTTTCATGGGCGTTCGCCAGGAAATCAATCGGACCTTCGGTGATGTTGAGGCAGAGCGTGCTGTGGTTGCGGACGGACAAGGTTGCCTTGATACCGTATTGCTTGCAGATCGCCTTGATCTGGGGGCGAGATGCGCTCTTTTCGCTGTTGATATAAGCCATGATTTTTCCCTCTTTCGCTGTCCAGTCATGCGACTGTGTTTAAACTTTAACTTACATAACCCGGCCGTGTCAAGCCGGGCGTGCAGATTTATTCAAAAACTTATTTTGATATTGTCGGGGTCTTGCGCATGCACAACGATCTCAATCACGCCTTGGTCGGCCGTATGGATGAGGATGCAGCGCCAGTTGATGTCGACAGACTCTAGAATCTCGCGGATTTCGATGCGCACGACGTTTTGAATGTCGGTTGTGACCATGATTTTTGCTCCTCGCTGTCCTGCAACATTGCAGTGATTTAATTTTGTATTAACTTTTAATGCCTGTCAATGCTTTTTTGCAGCCCCAACACCATGTCAAGCGCAGTCTCCGTTGGCGCGCTCATCACGTCTTTCTCGATCAGCCACCAAAAATTCACGGGCAACCACTTTCCCTCTTTAAAGACCTCAACGCATCCGTTCCGTCGAATCCTGTACCGTTGGGCGCCCGCGATCTCTCGCAGCTTTTCTCGCAACGCGCGTTTTCTTTGCTCAGCGTTCATTGCGTAATACCCGAAGGCGGAATCGTGAAGGTTTCAGTGTGCCCGCTGCGGCTTTCCCAGGCGCGCAATTCAATGATTGGTTGGCCGCAGATGTCCAGCGCGCGTTCTGCCTCCATTGCCCACGCGCGCAGCTGCTCCGCATTTACTGGCGGCCGCTTCGAGTTCTCGCGCAACCAACGATTGATAAGTGTCATGCCGCGTGCATTGACCATGATGTTTTCCTTTCTTAACGGCTCGTGACCTTGACCGAATAAACCGCCGCGGTTTTCGTGTGCGCGACGATGATTGCTTCAGGAATCGACAGCTTCTTAGCTATCGACTTCCAGTCAATAGTCGAGCGGTTGCTTTCAATGTAAGTCGCGCGGAACTGCGCGCCGTCGAACTGCTTTTCGCCCGACAGGCTAGCCTGCTCTTTGATCGTGTTTTTGATTTCGTCGGCGCGCTTGGTGAGCGCGTCAATCTGGGCGAGGAGATCGCCAAGGGTGTCAATATCGGTGCGGGTGATGGTGGTGTTCATAATCTTGCCTCGTTCGCTGTCCGGTCAAGTGACCGTGTTCAAATAATAAGTTACACGAACGAGGCGCGTCAAGTTGTTTTTAATCGTTCCTCTTTAAGCGCTGCTTCACCTCTTCGAGCAATTCAAGCTCGCTCGTGCCCCAGAGTTTTGCGAAGCCCTTCGTGCCTAAACCATGTACGCCCGTATTGCCTCGGTGGTGCTCGGGGCATAGGGGGAGCGTGTCGTAATGGCTCGCGCGCCTTGCTGCGCCCGTTCCCGCGCGGATGTGGTGCACTTCAGCCGGCGTTCCTGAAAACCCCATTCGCTCACAGATGATGCAGCCGAGCTCGGCTACTCTCGACAGGTATCGGCGCTCATCTTTTGTCAAAAGCGTCCCCAAACCCTCTCGCGATGCGGTCGATTTCAATGTTATTTTGGCGGCTCACCCAAGGCAGCGTTACGCCCACCAATTTTCTAAACTCCTCAACGCTTCCCGGCTCGTTATTCATTCCGGCCATAATTTGCTTAGCCTTACGGGCCACCGTTGCAATATCGGCGTCCCCTTTTCGCTCGGCCAAGGTTTCGGCTAGCCGCAAATGCGCGCCCAGATCGGCCAGGTGTTCCGGCTGCAGCCACTCCTGATCAAGCGCAAGCAGGGCAATGTGCCCTGGCAATTCGAGATAATTCAAGCGCTTCATGCCCAACGGCAGCACAATCGGCCGTGGAATTCTTTTTTCTGAGACACTTTTTCGGTTTTTATTTATAAAAAGTCATCAAAATGATCGCAATTAACGCTGCCGCCAACGCGCCGACGATTACGCCATAGATAAAGCCGGCCCCCAGCCCTCCTGGTAGCCTTCCTCCAGCACAGTCTCGAATTCATCAGGACTCATATCGTTGATTTCCCTTCCGCTCTGTTCGTGGCCTCCCGGCTGCGCCACACCTCGATTCTGGCTTGCGCCGCCACCAGCCCCCACCTAATTTCTTCTTCAATCAAAACCGCTTCTTTCAGCCCCGCCAGCAACTTTAAGTATTCCGGGTCGCTGTAAGCCTCCCGCTCCTGGGCATTTACAGCGTTTTCCATGCTGCGCTTCATCAGGATTGCCTTCAGGCTCTTGCGGTACTCCTCCAGGTAGATTCGCTCTGCCTTAGCCTGGGCGTATCGTTTGCCGTGCTTGAAAATGTATTCAATCGCGGCTTCAGGGTTATCCGTCAATGTCTATTCCCCGCGATGTAGTCTTTCGTAATCATGATTGAAATTTCATGGTCAAGATCAAGCGGAATCACCAAAGTCTCTCCGCTTCGTTCGCCCGCAAAACAATGTCGCTCGGTCAAATCAATCATGGATTTTGCCCCGTCCAGCAAAGACTCCAGCGCCTGGCGGGCTTCCAGTTGGTCATTCTCGTCCGTCAAATTCATGTTTTCGTGTTCAATCATGCTTGCCTCACCTTAACTTTCAGAACACCGCCCTTCTGCTCCGCCCAATAAATACGCAAGTCCACAATCTGCGAATCGTCTTCCCACGTTTCTGCATGAGTCAAAGCATCAATTGAGGGCTTTAAAAGGTTATCGAGATCCCGCTTTCGGTTATCCGGGCGAAAAGCCTCAATCTCAACAGCAACTTTGCTCAAAATTTTCGGGGATGGATTTTTTGCCCGCTGCAACAGCACAAGCTTCCGGTACTCCCTGCCCGCTTTTGAAATGATGATTCGATTCCTGAAAACCCGGTAGTAAGTGTTGATCGTGGGCGGCCACGGCAACTCGAATTCAATCATCGCCAGTCATCCTTATCGCCGCGGTTTCCTTTGGCCCACTGATCTTTCGCGTCAGCCTCAAGCGTGCTTTCCGGGTGTAGCTGGTTCCACCCGCGTACCCACTGCCCTTTTGAGTCGGTGTATCCCTTCAGCCATTCAAACGCCCTCTGCCTGTTTTCCGCCCGCATCTTAAGCAGCCATCTCACCAGGCACTGATGGCGATAGTCTTCATCTTTCAAAAATCACCCAAGTCGTCAAAAGCCATCGGAACACCGAAAGAACTTTCCAGAAACTGTTGTGATGCTGTGTGATACCAAAGCGTAATGGATTCTTCCGCCTCCCCATTTCGCTGTTTCTCGCAGGACAAAATCGCGTCAGGGTGCGTATCGTCAGGGATCGCGGCCTTCTCCTTTTTCTTGTTTCTCCACATCAACAAAACATTATCAACCTGATCCGTGATCGCGCCCGAGCCCTTGATGTCGTGTTTATTCGGCTGTATTTCCTCGCTGCCGAGCTTACGGATGTGATGAACCAGGTGGATGTGAATGTTGTGATCGCGCGCCAAAGCCGTGAGCTCATCCACAAAATACTTCTGAGCGTTGTAATCGTCTTCAGCCGGCACGCATTTCATCAAGCTATCAATGAACACATGCTGGATGCCCAACTCCACCGCACAATAGCGCGCCATCGCTATCACTTCCCGCGAAGATGTGCTCCCCTGCTGGTCGTAAAACCACAGCCGGTTGCGGGAAAAGTAGTGCATCCGATCCAAAACCTTATTGATGAACGCTGCGCGATCGCTAAACATCACCGCATCAATGTTTTCGCCCGCAAACTGCCTCAACATTCGATATAGAGAACGCTTCGGCTTCATCTCAAAGCTGGCAATGCAGACCCGCTGATCCTGCCTGACCAGCGCTAAAGCAATCTGCCCCGTCACTAAAGACTTGCCCCCGCCGTTTGAGCCGGCGTAAAGCGTGACTTCACCAAGACGGAAGCGAAAATGCCCGTGCGTCTTCTCCCAAGGCAATGTTGTGCTGAGGTCTTTTGTGGGCGGCGCTATCAGGTCTCGCCGCAACTCCTCAATCCAGACATTTGCTTCATGAACCTTGTGCGTGACATCGTGCGCTTTCAGATATTTTTCGGTATCAATGTCCTCGGATTTGAGAATGCGAACCCGTCGGGCTTCGTCTAACTGCTTCGCGCGTTCCTCAACCAGCATTGGCGTACCTCACGGCCTCATCAATACGCTCAAATGCGGTCTTTACTCGCGCCCGCGTTTCTTCCGAAGGCATCCGGCCCTTATCAATGTCCAAGGCCGTGATGAGAACAACAAGCGCCTCAAAATGGATAATCCGCATCAGGTCTGACGCGAAAAACGCAGGCTTGACGGACCGCATGGGCCGATCCTGCGCCAACGGCTCAGGAAACAGGTCGTGAATCGTTAGCCCTAAAGCCGTCAGGACTTCCTCTGACGAACACCCCGCGAAGCAATGCAACAGGATGCGCCCATCCTCAAGCATCTTGATCGCCAGTGACGGCGTTTTATCACCATGAGCAGGACAGCACGCCGTCCAGGTGTTACTGCCTCGGCCCCTCACTTTGAGGAGCTTCCCGAGCAAAACCTCTAACTTCGACATCGTCACTTCCCTTTTAGGTGCCCGGAAACGAGCTTTATAGCGCCTGTACAGCGTTTTTTTGGGGATGCCTATGCCTACCCATAGGGGAGGCTTTTTAAATCACTCTACGGCCCATAAACCATTTTTCTCCCGTTGGTGAAATGCAAATCTTGTTGGGGTCTTCCGGTTCCCAGTGTTTCGGCTTGGTTTGGGTTTTCAGTTCTGCGAAGGCTTTCGCTGCTCCGTCGTGCCCTAGTCCTTGCCAGCCCTTCTCCGCACAAATCTTCACTCCCTGTGCTGGAGTCCCTCCGTGTTTGGCCGCATCAGACTTTAACCTTGCCCAAGCCGTAGGGGTCAATGCCTTTTTCCCGCGGGCTTTCATCCAGTCTTTGGCGTGAACCGGGTCTATCCCTTCCGCTACTAGATCGGCGATGGCGATGACCTCTTTTTCAACGTCAGGGTTTTGGGTTTTAGGGGGTTCAAGGGTTGAGTGTGTAAGCGCGTTAGCGCGTTTTGGCGCGTCAGCGCCTATGTATACATCTGTGTTTACATCTGTAGTTAGTGATTGGCCGGTTCCGGCCCGGGTCTGGGCCGGTTTGGGCCAGTCCAATCCGCCTGTTTTGTCATCGTCGCCTAATTCTTTTGATGGAATTTTTTCAGCAAAAGATCGGCCCGCAACGTGTACCAAGCAGTCCGGTCATAAGGACTTTCATTGAAGCAATCGACTTCAAGCGCGCCAATTTCACGCAGCTTATCGACGATCCTTCGCAACTGACGGCGAGTCCAATAGGGGAAAAGCCGCAACCAAGCCCGCTGACTGTTGAACACCCAATACTTCCCTTTGTGGAAGTTGTGTTCGTTAGCTTCGTTGCGTTGAATCCAGAACCGCAAGTTTTGAATAAAGACAGCTTCTTCCACGCCGTATTGCACGGCAAGCTCCGGGTCGAACATATGCAGCATCAATCAATCTCCATCGGTGGGCGGCCCCGGTATAGGAATTACCGAAGCGAGGCCCCGTTACAGGGTTTGACGGCATCCGAGGCCGCCCCCGATGGAGACTGCCCCGCTTTTTTGCGCTTCCTACGGCGCATCAGCTAATGATTTTACGCGGCCGGCCCAGCTTCTTTCCTTTCGGATTTTTGTGTTCTGCGATGGCGGCGTCCAGGTCGGCGTTAGCCCACTTGCCATCAGGCGTAGCAACAAAAAAGCCTCCAGCACACCTTCAACCACGTCCACGTCGTATTCCACAAGGCTCGCTATCCTCGCCGCGTCCCCAGCAATCGGGCCTTCGACGATGTAATAAAGATCAATCAGCCTGCGGTACACCAAATCATCGGCCGGCCCGATATCCTTCGTCTGACTCAGGTACCGCGCAATGTTGAATTTGTACACGTTCATCGTGCACCTCCAAAAAGATCAGGTCTCAAACTCTCTTTACTTACTTCGCCTCCTGTAATCTCATGGATCAGCACTGCCAGCGAAGCGCTCGGCACCTGCCGCTCGTTGATGATCAACGCCATCCATGTTTTTGTAATACCGAGTCTTTTTGCCATCTCGATCTTGGCCCCCCGCGGCTTATCTTTAAAGTAGTCTTTCAGGTTCATCGCTCACCTCTCTTCATGTAAAATGATCTTAACTGATTATCGGGCGACACGAGGCATCTTGCAAGCGGTTGTTTAACGTCGTATGATGTGATTGCCTTGAACAAAGACATGGGAATGACAGCGAATGGAAAAGCCTCGAATCCTTGATCCCTCAACAATTTGGGAGCGTTTTTGTCGTGAGTGGGAGCTTCTTGGGCAGCTGCCGCCGTCTCAAGACCCGCGCATCCTCGATCGACGTCGGCGCACTCAGTATCCGTGGATTGAAAATGAAAGATCAGCAGGCACAGCAACAGTTGATGCTAGAGCGAATGCAAGCTTGCGAAATGGCCTTGTCAAAGGCCCGTTGGGGGAAGGCGACTGAAGAAGATTGGTTTTTGATCTGGAGCGAATGCGGCCTTGCAGATCGTTTTATCCCCTGTGATCCTTTTTGGAGTAGAAAAATGAGTCTTATAGCGAAAGATAACGGCGAATCCGGCTTTACCCCTGTGCCACCGGGCATGCACTTGGCCCGATGCTATCGGGTCATTGATTTAGGCACGCAAAAAACAGAGTACCAAGGCACGATCAAATACGCCGCCAAAGTGCTGCTCCAGTTTGAAGTGCATGGCGAAGATGAAAACGGACAGCCTTTGGTGACATCTAAAGGCGAGCCCATGACCATTGGCAAACGCCTGACCTTAAGCCTTGCTGAAAAATCCACGCTGCGCAAAGACCTGAGCAATTGGCGCGGCCGGGACTTCACCCCCGAAGAACTGCGCGGCTTTGAATTGAAAAACCTGCTGAACGTGTGGGCGATGATTTCTGTCTCTCGTAGCGTGGGCAACAACGGCAAAGAATACACAAACATCGCAACGATCAACCCTGTTCCCCCCGCATTGAAGAAGCAAGGCCTGCCGCAAGGCTTCAATCCGGCCGGAATTTTTGCGATTGCCAACCCGGACATGGAACTCTTTGAGACCTTCAGCGAACGGATCAAAGAAACAATCGTCACTTCGCCTGAATGGACAAGCAAACGCAACCCGCCTGAAGTCAAAAAGACATCAGCCGCGGGATTTGAAGACATGGTGGACGACATCCCCTTCTGAATGAAGTCGCTGTAAACATGGGTGCCCTAGCGAATTGTGGGCAAAAACAATCGCAGACACAGGCCAATACTCCCTCAATTTGAGTCTCCACTGGCTGATGTGTCAGACACCCCGGAAAGACGGGGACACAGATTTCTCCGAAAAACCGCGAACATTAAATACTGGAGCAACATCATGAAAACTTTTATTAGCCGCGTTATTTGCTCCGAGTCTTGCGTTCGCAGGCAGCGCATATGACCTTTATTCCGCCAGCGGGAAATTCACATTGTTTGAAAGTTCGGTGCGCGTAGAGACCGCAGGCGAAAAAATGGTTATCACAGCAATGTGGGAAAGCCGTTTGGACGGCAAGCTCGTGCGCTGGAAGACGCATACAACTGGCTGTGATCAACCTTATGGGAACATTGTAGTGAGCAACGATAAAATCGTTAATCAATACGAATGGTCAATTGAAGGCACTCGCATTTACGATGGTTTCGCGAACAGTAGCTGTCTTTATTATTTACTCAAACTAAAACCATAAAGCTCTACGGGAGGCGGGCAAAAATGAACAAGGGAAACCATGTCCGACGAATTCTGCTCCGGCTGTCAAAAATATCGCCCCAAAGAAGAGATGGTTCGCAAAAAACTTCCTAAGGGTGGGCACAGAAGAATGTGCAAAGGTTGCTTGGAGCGATCAAGAACCCGGAAAGACGCGAAAGAAAAATGAATTCGTATGCCGCAGCACAGCAAAACTTAGCGGCGCTGGCCGCTTATCCCAAAGCGTCAAGCTCCCCGCAAACATGATCAGCCCATCGATGCAGGAAATCATTGATGAATTGCGGGTGGCCCTAACCGCGAAGCGTGAATGGACGGCTCTAACAGACGAACAAATTTTGGAACAATGGGCTTTTGCGTGTCTGCAAGACGGCACCACTAGGCAGCTTGTGCTGGCGTTTGCTCGTAATATCGAAACAAAATTAAAAGAAAAAAACGGATGTTGAAGCTGAAAAAACCTCGATCATGTTTAGGAGACAAACATGCAGATTGGTCGTGTCGGTGGTTACAGTGCCTATCAACCCGCCAAGCCTCAACGGGTTGCCCCTACTCTTACTCGCAAGCCCACAGTCTCTGAAAGACTGAACGAGCTCATTGAAAATCACGACGAATATCGTCCGCCATCGCCCGATATTTCCCCAGGCACTCCGCCAGAGGCTGAAGAGCCCCGATTACGGCTATCGCGAGTTTCGTTCAACGCCAACCCCCAAATTACCGAATTCCGGCCGGACGACCCACCCTTAGCGGTCAATCAGCAAAAATACGTTGAATACTTGGCAGATCAACTTGCCCAGTCTCAAAAACTTATTGAACAACTCAAACGCGAAGCCGCAAAAGCAAAACCACTCCCTCGTGTTCAAGTTGTCGGCCAACCTCGCGCAATTGTTCAAACTCCAAAAACTGTGCAGGCTGCTAAACCAATCCAAAAACCTCGTGACTATTACTTCCCGACGATTGCGCCGTCCATCAGAAAAACCTCTGGTTGGAAAAAGATGGCAAAAATTGGGGTGGTTGGCGCAGTAATTGGGTTTGGCGTAATGGTAGTTAATCCATTTGCCGGAATGGCTGTTGTTTTAACGTGCGGGGCAATTGCGGCAGTCTGCGGAATGATGCACAAAAACACCACCGTTCCTTGCTCATACCAATTGCAAACAGGCTAACGACGCAATTTATAACTGCATAGATACTCGCGCTGAAAGCTTGGACTTATCCGCGTTTGATATTTCCAAACTTCCTGAATATCTATTAACAAATAGAAACCTTAAACAAGTATTTGTCTCCCCTGCCACCCGGCAACGAATCGGGCCCAATTTTGGGAATATCCAATTGGTGGCCAAATGAACGACAAAGACAAATTAATAGAACAACTACAACAACAAAAAAAGATATGTGGAATGCGGCCATTGATGCCGTTTTGGCCGAATTACGCATCGCGCCACCTAGTCGTATAGGTGAAGCAGCATTTATCCGTCGTGTAATCTTATTAAAGGAACTGGAATGATTTCCGTAACATCTCTCGCAACGAGCAAACCCCTAAGCGAACCGAGTGTCCAACAAAAACCTACCGAATCCGAGATTCGTGATCTGCTAGGCGCAATTGCGTCTGCCCGATACACCGCGGAATGGATTAAAAACGAAGTTCAACTGCCGGTGCGCACCGAACGTCAGGTTGTGAATCAGCCTGTTCCGATTCGGCCAATCCCAATACGTCCGATCGTTTCTGCTCGCACTGAGGTTGCGTCTTCTCCCGAAGTTGAGATTCCTCAAGCGCCGCAAATCCAGCCTCCCCGGCATCTGTCCAGCAAGTTAAAAAACCTGGCGTGCTCAAGCGCCTTGCTGTTGGGTTAGCTGTATTTGGCGGGGTGGCTGGCGTGCTTGGGGGAATCATTTCGATTGTTGTCCTAGGCCCGGTCGGACTCGCCATTTCCGGCGGCAGCTTCTTGCTTGCCGCTGCCGCTATTGCAACGCTCAAAGGCAACGGCTGACATATGAACGACAAACAACTTCCCGATCGTATCTATGACTGGCTTTACACGCAGCTATCAGTGGCGAGGTATTTTGGTGGAATTACATTGAACGGCACGCGTTACGTCGTGGCCCACGATGAGCCGGGATTGCCACTTGTTCGTTGGGATGTGTTCAAGCAAAAGGCTAAAGACAAGGCCAAGGAAAAACCAATTACCGGGACGCAAGGAGAACTTCTGTGAAATTGCGGGAAGCGGCGCAACAGGCGCTTGAGGCGTTGGATATGTGGAACCCGACATTTGGCGTGGCAATAAATAAACGAGCAGAAGCCATCGTCGCCCTTCGCGCCGCGCTATCCGAAGAAGCCATGCAACGCCTGACGGACGTGCAGCAAAGAGATGGAAGTTGCCGTGCAGCAGCCGACTACAGAGTCAACGTGCGCCGAGTGTGGAAAAAGCCAGCAAGATGGATGGGCGCTTTACTGTGTTGAATGTTTAGAGTCCGTTCCAGCTAAGCGCGAGTGGGTTGGGCTGACGGACGAGGATATTGCTGACCTGTATTTCGGCGAATTCCAGATGTATAAATTCGCCCGCGCTATTGAAGCCAATCTGAAGGAAAAAAATTCGTGAAATACACCCTCGACGAACTACTAAATACCAAAGGCATGAACGAGCCTGCTCGCCAGTTGATCCTCGGAGTGCACAAGGAGATGCAAAGGAGCCAGATTGGAATTATCGCAGCATGGAGGGTTATCAGATCGTTGCTTGATGAGAAACACTGCGGCGAGCTTAACGACGACGCGTTGGATGAATTGGTTATTGAAATGCTTGATGCTGCCGTTGATCGGTTGTGTGAGGGCAAGCACGAGGGAGCGTTGCAGTGACCGACCGCGAACTCTTAGAGCTTGCAGCAAAAGCAGCGGGGATTGAGATACAAAATGCCGCATTCTCAAGCGGCCCGCATCTAGCCGGCACGCTGACGCGATGGAACCCCCTTGATAACGACGGCGACGCGCTGCGGCTGGCAGTGAAGTTGAATCTAGTCATTGATTCCAGTTCAAGCGAAATAGAAGTATTCGCTCCTAAACATATCATTCAAACCGAGTGGGCAAGAGTTTCCATGCGTGCATCAGAAAGCAACACAGCCGACCCCTACTCCGCCACGCGTCGTGCAATTGTTAAGGCTGCGGCTGAGATTGGAAGGGCAATGAAATGACTGAAACCGTAAAAGCCAAATACAAAGCCAGCATCCCCGGCAAGAGCAAAATTGAGGTTGATAACGGCTCGCTGCCGTTGGAACTGAATAAGCTGATTGTGTGGATTATGACCAAGCCGGAGCGCGCATTAGAAATGGTGCTGGAATATGAGCGGGAGAGGAGCGAGAAGTGACTTTCAAATGCCCCGTGAAATACCGCGTCAGTGTTCTCGACTTTCCTCCGGGTGATGAGTACAACGGCATGTTTCTCGTGCCGCTGAAATACGGCCAGTTCGTCAAAGTTATGGCGAGCAACGGAATGGGCTGGGAGCATGTGAGCGTTAGCCGGGAAGACCGCTGCCCTACTTGGGATGAAATGTGCCAAGTCAAAGCCTTGTTCTGGAGTGATGAAGATTGTGTGATTCAGTATCACCCGCCGAAGTCTGAATACGTTAATCAACATCCGTTTTGCTTGCACTTATGGCGACCGATGGAGGTCATCTTGCCGAGACCGCCGAAGATTTTAGTGGGGGTTTAGCATGACTCCGCTTATCCGAGATTGGGTACGCGCCTACGCACAAACTGGAGGCGATCCTGCCGCTGGTATGTGGTTTGACATTAGCGGTGCGCTGCATCGAGCCGATGTTCAGTCGCTTAACCTGACGATGCAGCAATCTCGCCCACCGTTTGAACATTGCTTTGTGGCTTGTGCTGGCAAGAAAGAGAACGCTAGCCACGAGGTGATGATGTTCGTGATGGGCGATGATCCAGCCGAAGCAATCGTTGTATCGGCGGTTATCAAGATCGGCAACAAGCAAAGACGATTGCCGAAGCTGATGTACCAAGTTCGTGACGGCCAGATATTTGCCGATGCGTATGAAGGCGAAATCACCAATGACGACAAGCAGATGATCCTGCGGTTACTGGCGCTTTGGTATGGCTCGCTTGCCCAAGGCGGAGAGGGCTACCAAGCCACTATCAAGCAATCATTCACCAGCCGCCGATTGCAGGCGCAGGGTAAGCCACCTCAGTTTGACTGGCACACGGTAAAGATCGAGCCGCCAAAGCCAAAAGCAGAGCCACAGGGCGGCACCCACGCCAGCCCGAGGCTGCACGATAGGCGTGGGCATATCAGGAGGACTGGCAAACGGTAAAACGTGTTGGGTGAAGGCTTGCAAAGTAGGCGACGCAAGCAAGGGTGTGGTGTTTAAGGATTATGAGGTGAGAGCGTGAACTGCGAGCATTGCGTTTATCGCCGGGCATTACGCGGATACATCGTTTGTGCAAAGTGCCTTAAGGAATTTACCTGCTGATGCGCAAAGGGATAAAAAGTGGCAAAAATAATTGAATTTACTGGAATAACAAAACTTGATCTTTCTCCTGACAAAGTTCTTGAAAACAATAAGGGTGAGTTTGAGGGTTTAGTTTTGATGGGCTGGAATACGGACGGTGAAGAAGTGTTTGCCTCTACTTATGCAGATGGCGGAACAGTGCTGTGGCTGTTGGAGCGTATGAAGTTGCGACTACTTCAATCCGTTGAGCAGGAGGCCATGTGACCCACTGGCGACGAATCAGCGGCGAGTCAGAATCCGGCGAACCCGTCACACACATCATCCCGCTAAACGACTTGCGCGAGCACACCCTGCGCGGCGACTGCTGGTGCGACCCGATGCTCGATTGGGATTACGGTATCGCCACGCATAACAGCGCGGATAACCGAGAAGCGTTTGAACGAAATGAAAGGAAGCCGTCGTGATTAAAGAAAATCAAATAGGCATAGCCAAAAGAGACAAATACTGGAACGAGCGAAATGACCAAGAGAAGTTAGAGGCATTGCGCACCCAGGTTCAACAATTGACCTATCAACTTGGGCAAATGGGCGCGATTGTTGAGGGGCTTATGCAACACAGCCATGCAGACGGAAAAATTGTTGCTCCGATTGAACGACGCGAAAGACATGAACCTTATATGCCAATTTCGTTGAAAGAAAACCATGAAACGCGATGACATTATCCGCATGGCACAAGAAATATGGGCGGCGCCACACTGGACAGATGCACAAGTAGAGAGGCTTGAACGCTTCGCCGCTCTAGTCGCAGCAGCAAAGGGTGAGGAAATGAAGTCGCAAGGCTGGCGCCAATGCGCTGTGGGCCAACGCACTACGCAATTCTGCGGCGCGACCGAAGCGGCGATCAAAAAGGAGCGCGAGGCAATTGAAAAAGCAATTGAAACTGAAGCTTTGCGTTGGGAGCCATCACGCGATTTTAAACTTTGTCTCGCCGTTATCCGGTCAAGGGGCGATAAATGAACCGCGATGACATCATCCGCATGGCGCGCGAGGCGGGGGCAGTGGAGTGGGGAGATTCAGTCATCCCGGCGATGATGGACATTGAACGCTTCGCCGCGCTTGTTGCCGAGGCAGAGCGCGAGCGCATTGCAAAACGATGGGATGGATTGCACGAACGGTATCTTAAAGACACCCTGCGCCGCCAGATGATGTTGAGTTATGAGCTGGTGGCAAAGATGATTAGGGGCAACGAATGACTAGCGATGACGTAATGCGGATTGCGCGCGAGGCTGGAGCAGGTGAACCTGAAAGTTTATATGGTCGCACTGATTATGTGGTGATGACCCAGCATGAACTTGCACGCTTCGCCGAGCTTGTTATAGCAGCCGAGCGCGAGGCGTGTGCGGAAATCATTGAGCACAACGTGGCCGCATGCAAGGAAGGTTCTCTTGCAAGAAGTTTATTAGAGAGCAATGCCAAAGCCATCCGCGCGAGGGGCAAGAAATGAGTCGAAACATGATTATTAAGCTTGCCATATAAGGGCCTCTCTTAAAAAACAGATCGCATCCAAAACAAGGTAAAAATTTTTACCTTGTTTTTGCCAGTCCTTGCTCGTGTAAATTGCCCTGCCGCATTTTTTGTCTTGTTTGTTTCGTGTAGAATTGCCGGCAATCCACTACGTTTAACTTCGGATTGCCATGACGCCAAGCGCCTTGGGCCAGGCCCCTTTAAACTACATGATGGTTCATACGCCTGTCGCCCCAAACTACAGCTTCCTCCAAGCCGAAAACGCCTATCTTCGGCAGGCCCTTGAATGGCGGGATGCCATGCTGGTTGAGCAGCAAAATCGTCTAACCCATCTGCACTCAGTCAATGCTCAGTTGCAGCATGACGCCCAGCGCTGGGCAAAATTTAAAGGCATCATCGACAAGCAACAAGGCGAACTCACTAGCCAACAATTACAAAACATTGTGGATACAGGCAATCGTAATGGCTGAGTTGCCGTGGGACTATGCACGTTGCACTGGCGCAAACAAGCCCGTGTGTCTGGACTGCATGAGGAAATCGCCTGGGCGGCCTGATGGCTGGCAAGTTTATATAGCCGGGCAACCTATTGACGACATCACCTGCGAAAACCACATCTCCCCCAAGGATTGGCATGAGCCTAACGGTTAAAGACCCGTCAATTTCGGATAGCGATCACTGGTATAGCCGCGACGGCATCCCAACTTATACCGTTGAGGGCGAAAACAGGAAAGTCCGCGCCACAACGCTGCGCGACGCAAGAAAACACAACCTCGTCCCAAGCGTGACGACGATTCTCAAGCTCATCAACAAACCCGGCTTGAATCAATGGCTCAACATGCAGGTTCTGTTAGCCGCCATGACTTTGCCGCGCCGCGAGAATGAACCCGAATCTGCTTACATTGATCGAGTCATTGGCGACAGCAAAGCCCAATCCAAAGCCGCCGCCGATGCGGGAACGGCCATCCACGCCGCAATACAGGCCTTTTACGATGGCGCAGTCACCGCGGCCCACGAAGATTATGTCCTCGCCTGCGTAAACGCCATAAACCTGCGCTTCGGCGATCAGGCATGGATTGCCGAACGCTCGTTCGCCCATGAACTTGGGTTTGGCGGCAAGTGCGATCTGTTTGCGCCGAATATCGTCGTGGACATCAAAACGCAGGACTTCCTTGAACACAACACTGTCAAAATTTACGACGAATACCTCATGCAGCTTGCCGCGTATCGAGTAGGTCTCGGCATGCCCTATGCCCGCTGTGCAAACGTATTTGTCTCGCGTCTTCAGCCCGGCCTTGTCTTTATCCACGAATGGAAACCCGAAGATCTTGAGCGGGGCTGGAACATGTTCTCGTCGTTGCTGAAATTCTGGCAATTAAAAACAGGCTATCAATGAAAAAAATCAACGCATTCCAAACCAGTGATGGAAAAGTTTTTGGCAGCGAAAAAGAAGCAATGCTGCATGAAACCACGCTTGATAAAGCTCACGAAATAGACCTTTTTCTGTCAAGCGATCTCAACCCTTATCGGTCTATACCTCAACGGGTTGTGGCGCGCAGTTCAATTCTGAATTGGGAACTCTGGAAAGAAAACAATGCTGTCTGACGACGACATTAAACAAATCTTTTTCCTGAGCGACAAGCCGCGGCCAACTGCCTTGCTCGCGGACGATGTTGATATCATTCAATTCGCGCGCAACATTGAGCAATTCGTTATCAAAACCAATATTGATAAACGCGCCGAAATCGCATTAAACCTGGACGATTACATCACCCAGGCGGCCAATGAATCACGGAAACTTATCGCAAGTTTTGTGGGGAAGAATGATGTCTCAGTATGACCCGTCCGAATCTCTGATTGAGATCAAACGCAAAGCCAAAGAGTTGAGCGAGATTCTCGCTCCGTCTGATCCTGACAGGGATTACGTATTCCTGGCGGCCAACGATATTGTTCGTGCCGCTCAAAAAATCATTGACTGGACGAACTAAAAAAGCCCCGCCGTAGCGGGGAAAGCTCCCACACGAGTAAACTGTCTATTGAGTCGGCAATGTGCCGCCCAAAGGGGCCATTCCGCCCGCAGGAATTCGGGTTTTTTCCTGTGCGGCCTGCCGGATCATTTGGGCGGCATCTTCAGGGACAGCGCGCGCTGCCGCAGCCGTTCCAAATCCTCCCGAAGCATTGGGCTTGCGATGGAAAGAGGAATCCCGATCGGGGCCAATGGCGTAAAGGATAACGCCCCGCCGAGCGCGCCCAGCCCAGCCAAACCAGCAATAGCCGGGTCAGACTTGGGGCGGCCTAATTCCTGTTTTGCAGCCGTAAGTTCTGATCCAATCGCATAGCCGGAAAGCAGCGGAGTTAGCTTCCCGATCAAACGACCGGCGGGGGCCATCATGCCCTTAAAGCTCTGCGCGACTTGCTCAAGGGCGGAGGAGGGCGCCGGCGGAATCGGGGCAAGCGTTCTTGGCGCTAAAACTCCGCTAGGCGTCGCAGTAAGCCCGGGCGCTTCAGCAAGAATCTGACTCGGCGTTTTTGCGACTACGCCTTGCTGCACCAATCCCTCAAAAATTTGATTGATTTGCTTGCGTGCTGCCGCTTGTTGCGCGGTTTCCACGTTAAAACCTTCCATCCGTGCGCGGCCGGTTGTACCTTGCGGCTCAATTGCGCCAGTCCCCGGCGTGCCTTGCTGAATACGTTGGACTTGTTCAGGCGTATAGCCCGGAAAGCTTCGCGTTGCGCCGCAATCCGTCCCATTTCGGCGCGCTTGCCTAAAAGATTCTGCCGCTTTTCCGGCAGCCTCTTTACCTAACAAAACGGTAGGAACGATAGCGCCTGCTGCGGCGCCAAGCCCGCCCGCAATCTGTCTTTGCTGCGCTTCGGCTGCTAGGTCAGCACCTTTTTTAGTTGCCGGAATTGCTCTAGATCTTTGTTCATTTCGGGCATTTCAATCGCCGGCTCCGGTTTGAATGGGTCTTCAACCTGAACCTTCCCCGAAAACGCACCAAGATTTTGCAGGCTTTTAACGTATTTATGGCCCGCTTTATCATCTGCGCCGGCAATAAAACGATTCGCCACATCCGGGCCACGGTTGTACGCCAACGCAGCAATTTCCGGCGTTCCTTGATAGGTATCAAGGTGGCTTTTGAGGTACTTTAGGCCTGCTTCAATGTTTTTGTCCGGGTTGTGAAGATCGCCAGGGGAATAGCCAAGCCCGCTCCCGGTTGAGGGAGAACCTGCATCAAACCGATTTCCTTGGCGCCGCCGATCTTGTGCGGGTCAAGCCCGCTTTCGTGATAGGCTAATGCCACCGCGAGTTGGGGAGGCACTCCCATTTCCTGCGCTTTGCGGATGATTTTTTCGGCGTAAATCACCTGCTCGTCATTTAGCTTGTCGATCCAGTTAATCTTCGGCATCGCTTTATTCCTTGAATTGGGCTTTCAGTCTAGCCCGCGCATTTTGAAGCTGGTCAGGCGTAAATTTCCCCGGAGCGGCGGGTTTCTCGGCTTGTTTCTGCTCTGACGGGATAGAAGGCTCATATCCGAATGTCTTGGCGACCTTCCTATCGTAATTGTCACGACGGGCAAGGTAATCATCCGATTCTTCAAAATCGAGATAGTTGGCGCCCTTGTTCGCTTTCTTGAATTTGACCCAATTGCGCTGCTCGTCGATTTCGTACTGATACCGCATCTTAAGCAACTTGGACACCCGAAGCAGATTTTCGGGGGTATCTGTTTCCGTTCCAGCAAGCGATCGAACAATGTCGTTTTCATTGTTAGAAATCGCGCCTTGGCCTTGCAGATACATTCTGCGGAAGGCCAGCGTGAGTTCTGCCGCGTTGCGAGCAACGGCTTTTCTGTCTTCAACGTCGCCCTTGCTGCCAGTCGCTACAACGATTTGATTCTCAAGTTGCGGGATACTGATTGACCCGCCCGGCGTTGAAATACCTTGCGAGACAGCGCCCAAAATCGCATTACCAACACCGGGTTGGCTCAAAATGCCAAAAGGATTTCGTCCTTGCGCGGCGGCTCTCTTAACAAGAGCATCGGTATCCGCCGCCGCTTGAAAGCCACGTTGCGCACCTTGAATTTGCGAGTTGATGAGCTTCTCTTTTTCAAGAGCCATTTCTTCGCGGCCGACTGCCTGCTTCTTGATTCTTTCCGCTTCAGCGGCAGATTCGGATACTGACGGCAAAGCCGTTGGCGCGGCTTGTTCAGCAGCGCGGGCTTGCCCAGCGGCAGGCTGAATCGCTCCCCCGCCTTGCGGCGCTGCCGCTTCGGCTGGCTTTGCGGCTCTCTGTGGGAAAGTTTCTATTTGCTCAACAAAATCCAAATAAGCCGGATCGCGAGCAGCGCGCAGAGCATCCAATTGATAGGCTACCTGCGTTGGCACCTTGACCGTTTTTACTTTGCCCGGCCGACTAATGTCGGGAATTTGCCGCTCAACCAATTCGCCCTTCGGCGCGGGGTAAAACATCCCGGTTGCTTCATCAAACGCGCCAGATTCAGTGACCTTGATGTTTTTCTGATCAAGCTCCTGAGCTTTAAGCATCAACTCTTGAGGCGGCATTCGATTACGATTGAGCTCAATGAACTGTCTGCCAGTCAGCCTGTTCGGATTCGGCGGCATAATCTGAACACCCGTCTGCGCCATTTGTGCCAAGGGCCCTGCTGGCGCTTGTCTGCCCCGCCTGCGCAGCGGGTTGAGCAAGATATTGGCCAACCCCTTGAGGCGACAAACCAGAAACAGATCCCGGCGAAACAGGCTCGCCACGCAGGTAACGGTTAAAAGCTTCGTCCGATTGCTTCTGGCGTTCAATATCAAGGGATTGAGCGGCCACATCCATCTGCATCTTCGCAAGATCGGCCTGCTGCTGCGCAGATTGCTCTTCGCCTGCCGCGTATCCTTTAGCGGCGGCGCCCAAACTTTCCCAAAAACTCCCGGTACGCGATGGGCCTAAAAACGCGGCGGCAGCGCCCAATAACGCCGGATCAAGCGTTTGTTGCTGCCGGGCTTCAAGTGATTTGTTCAGGCGATCAAGCGCTTGCTCATAGGCGGCGCGCTTTTCTGCGATCGCAGGCTCTTCGCCCCCACATAAACCTGCGTTTGCGGTTTGGTCGGCATATCCGTCCTTTTACGCTAATCAACCGTAGTTTTCTGGGTTGTAATTCAAAATGAAGTCGGCAAGTGCTTGATTGGCTTCAGGCGATTGCTCGCCTGTGAACAAGCCTGGCAGAATGCGTTGCCCAAGTTTCTCAATGAGTTGATAGCCTTTTGCCTGGGACGTGCCTCCTGTACCCGTCGTGCCCCCTTGGGTAGCGCCAAGCAAAGAAAGAATCCCCGAAATTGCTGATAACGGCGATTGCTGATATTGCCCTTGTTGCCCCGGCCCTTTTAGCGTAACGGTAGTTGAAAGCGGCACTGAATATCCGCCTAACAATTTTGCGCTTTCAGATGCCACGCGCAACGGCGCATCAAGCAAGCTTTGCTCGTATGCCTGCCGTTCAGCGCCGGCTTTCGTCAAAGCGCCCGCACCGAGCAAACCATATTCTTGCGCTTTGCCGGCCAAGGAGCCTTGTGTTTCGGCCGCCTGTCTTTCAAGCTGGGCCTGATTCAACGCAGTTTGCAGCGCGGAGGAATACCCGGATTGCAGCGCGCCGGCTTGTTGGCCCGTTAGGTTGGCCTGAATATCGGCCATCGTTTGCCCGAGCGCGCCCGCGTAACGCTGGCTGCCGAGCCCGCCGCTGCCCACAAACCCGGCCTTCAAACCCGGCAGAATTGATCGCTGCACGTTTTGTTGCGACAACCGCGCCATTTCATCCACCACCGACTGCGTATAGGGGTTCATGAACGACGAAATGCGTTCAGGCGTTATCCCTCGTGCAGCCGATGCGGCAGTTTGCTGCGCCGCAGAAAGTCCCGGCTGATAAGCCGTAGCCGCGCCGGGCACGGCCGCATAACCTTGTTGTTGCAAAGGGTCAAACCCTGCAACCATCTGCTGCGGCGTGCGGCCCATCGCTTGCTGCCCAGCCTGCGCTAGGCCCGACAGATATTGCGTATAGTATTCCGGCGCAGTTGGGGCTGTGGTAGTCGTGGTAGTAATGTCTGGGAGCGGAGCCCCTTGGGTCAAAGACATTGTTATCTCCTAAATTTCCGAGAACCCTTTAAATACTCCAAGGGGGATTTAGCCGGAGGCGGAAGGTCTTTAGGATGCGAAGACCGCGCGCGCGTTCTGATTTCGTGCATTAAATCGCGGGCCACGTGCAGTCATTTCCGGCGGCCTTTGCCTGAAGCAAGCGCAAGATATTCGAGGGGGTTTTTCGACTTTGGCGGGATAGTGTGCAATCCGCCAGAGCGTTTGTGCTTACGGATTTCTTCTCTGAACTTGTCCAAGAGTTCCGATCCTGCTTTCGTTGATCCGTTGCCGAGCGCCGACACAATTTCAGCATCAAGCACATATTCACCATCTGCAAGCATCGCAGGGATATCATCAGACTGCCCATCCCCCGCGCCGGTTACTGCGTCGCCATGACGGAAATCAACTCGCATTTTGCCCGAATGGTGCACAACTATTTAATCCGCCGCCGGCAAATTTCCTGTATCGCGTTCCGGTTGCACCGCCCGCCGCCATCAATGGCGTCGCCAATCCGCCCGCAGCAAAGTTAGAAGTTTGGCTCAAAATATCGTCAATCTCATTCGGTTGGCCGTAATTAAAATAATTAGCCATTGGCTGCTCCGTTGGTTGAGGCGCGAAGGAAGATTCGGGTTTAGCGTAACTGCTTGCCGCAACTTGGCTAAAAAACTGCTCAAGCGGGCCTTTAAACCCGCCTTTGCGCTGCTTGGTTTGCAAGAATAAATCAGGTGTCGGCGCCGCTGGGGTTGCAACAACCGCAGGCGTTGCCCTAAAACCCTGCATAAGGTCTGAGAACCTCTGTTGTTGTGCCGCAGCCTGCGTTGCGGCTTGCTGACTAGCAAGCGCTTGCCCGACTCCAGCAATCTGCGAGCCCAATCCGGATTGCACGCCAGCTAATTGCTGTTGCAACCCTGTCTGAACGCCCGCGATCGTTTGCCCAAGCTGTTGTTGGCCGGCAGTAAGCTCAAGCATCGCTTGGTTGGTCGCGTTTTGGAACGACACGCCCTGCGCAACCAGATCATCTACGCGCTTGGCAAAGTCCTGCTGCAAATTGCCAATCTGCTTTTGAGTTTCTGCCGTGGCGGCTTGTTGCCCGGCCGCAAGCTGCGCCTGCCCTTGCTGCAATCCTGTAACCGACACGCCCAGGTTTTGCAGTTGGGATTGCGTAGCCGCTTGGTTTGTCGCTGCCGTGTTGCCAACCTTATCAATCGCGGCTTGCAAGGCGGCGTCAGAAGATTTCCCCGCGGCCGTGGCAGCATCAAATTCTTGTTTGAATTGCGATTTAACCTGGTCAAAATTCTGCCCGGTTTGCGCCGCAAAATCGGCGAGCTTTTGATCGGCCGTGGTTAGCTTATCTTGCAGCGATTGTTGCCCCGTCGTTAGTGCGCCAATCTGTTGCCCGACTTGCCCAAACTGCGCTTGTGTTTGCGCTTGATTAGCCTGCGCTTGCGAAGTAACACTATTGATCGCCGATTGCAGCGCCGCATCCGAAGACGCCCCTGCCGCTTGTGCGGCGGCAAACTGTTGCTGAAACGATGCCTGCAAATCAGACAGCTTTTGCCCTGTGCTGGCTGAAATCTGCGCCAAAGCCTGATCAATGTTCGAAGGCGTGCTGGGGGTCGGCGTCGGTGCGGGCGCAACAGCTGGGGCTGGCGTAACCGCGGGCGTTGGCGCAAAGGTCGCTGCTGGAGCCGGGGCCGCCGCAGGGTAGTTTCTTTTGCCGGAACGGGCGTAGCCGTTGGCGGCAAATCGTACATCAATCCTTAAGCGTTTCCGGGGCGGGCGTAGGAACCGGCGTAGCCGATGTTGGGGCAGCCGCCGCAGGCTGGCCCGTTGCAGGCGTAGCCAATGCCGGGGCTGGCGTCGTGGCTGCGGGCGGCGGCGCAAGCAAACACCTCCACAGGCTTGGATACCGGCGGCGCAAAGTCACTGGCAATGCTGATTGGGGCGAACCCTTGAGCGCCTCCACCGCCACCTTCTTGACCGCCGACAAGTGCATATCCGGGGCCGGGGGTGGGTTGGTCAACGGAACCAAACTGGAATATGGATTGCAGCTTTCCGTCTTGATCTTGTTTGTAAGTACGAATGCTTGTGTCGTCAGGCAACACTAGGCGGTCTGCGCCCGTTGGGGTGTAGCTTGCAAGACAGCTGCGTTACCAAATCACGCAGCTGCGCATCGCTTAGATTTAACCGCTTGTTCTTTCGCTAACGGGGCAAGTTGGCCTACTTGCTTGTCAACAAAAGACTTAAATTCTGCGCTCGTAACGTCGGCTCCGAGCGTTTTCGCCGCGAGCTGCTTTTGCGTCGCGCTTTCCCAGCCTTCGCTTTCGCGCCCACTTCGGCATATTGGGCGCCCCCGAGCGCTGCATTGACTGCGTCAAGCCGGGATTTCGCCGTGCTGTATCCCGCGCTGCCGGGAGGAAGGGTATCTAGCTGTTGTTGATATGCGTTCCGCGCCGCAGCAAGGGATTGATATTCGCCCTGCGTTTTATCAACACCGCCTGCCAGCCCACCTGCGTCAATGGTGGATTCCAGAAACGTCGGCATCTGCGCAGCAAACGTCGATTGCATGGCTGCTTGCTCGGCGTCCCGTGCATTGGCTGCGGCAACAATATCCTGCGCGCTAGGGGTTGTCGCAGGCGTTGCTGCAGGCGCAGCCGTCGCGGAGGCGGTTGTCGCGAGGGTCATGGCAGACTTGACCGCGCTTGACGCGGCGGATGTCAGCGCGGCTTCAAGAGAGGTCGCGCCCCGTTACAGCTGCTGATGCCGCGCCCGACGCCGCGGAAGTAATGGCTTTGGCAAGTTCCGGGTTCAGGTCTTTTACAAAATCTAAACCTTTAACGGCAGCGCCGGCGCCCGCACTGGCCGCGCCAGCAGGGGCACCGCCGCGTCACGTCGCCGCCAGTAATTGCCGACTTAGCCGCGCCCATAGCCGCGCCGGTTAGCGCTTCTGCCGCTGCCCCCGTTATTCCCGCTTTCGCAAGCTCGGCAGTTACGTTACTAACCAACGGGCTCGCAATTGAACCAAGTCCCCCGGTAATCCCGCCCGTCAAAGCCCCCTTGCCAATGTCTCCACCTTGCAACGCAGCGAGCCCGCCGCCTGTGGTCGCGCCCGCAGCCCGCCGCGCCTGACACGCCACCACCTAATGCGCCGGCTAACGGCCCCATCCAAGGAGCCAACCTCAAGAGCAGGGGCCAAGTCCATAATGCTGAAGGATTTCTCAGCGGGACGAAGTACACCTGTTGGAACCATCAGCCCATACTCGGGCGAGTGTTGAACGTAAGGCGCTGCCTCCGCGAACATTTCTGTGGGACCGCCAAACGACCACAAGCGGCATATTGTTTTGAACGCGCGTAATCGCCTTGAAAGTGTACCCCTCCGGCAACGCCGCGCGCTGGCTCGGCATAACGCATTAGGAGTGGGCATACGCATTGCGCCAGTCTTGGCCCATGGCGGTCAGCGTTTGCTCGGGCAGCGAAGCGAATCCCGGAACATTTTGTCTAATAAAATCAGCAGATACAGTGGCAGGTTGAGCCAGAATGTTTCGGGCTACGTTTGCAACGTCATTTACAACTGTTCTTGTCCATGGGTTATCCCCATCAACAGTTTCATATGTGACGTATGGCTTGAGTTGCGCAAGGTCTTCAAGAGTTTGACCTTTAGTATCAAGATCAAAACCTGCAAGCTGGCTTTTAAGATACGTTTTTGGAGCCTCGGCTGGAGGCTTGTAGTCAGGCATCTGGCTGACGATCTGCATATACTGGTTCTGCATCGCAGCCAATAAATTTGCTCGTTCGGCATCAGACGTTCTTGATGTGCCCCATCCAACCCCATGTTTATTCATGTGGTCTTGCCAGTTCCAGCCCACGATTTGTTCCCAAACCGGGTCGTTTGTTAAGCCCGGATAGAGAGATTTAGGCGGCGTAATAGGCTTTGCGGGCGCTGGCACAACAGCGGGAGCCTGTCTTGCAGCAATAGCCGATTTTGCTGCGGCTTGTTGCGCGGCGCGCTGTGCTGCCTCATATTCGGCTATCGGCACACCACTGCCATACCCGGCGCAAAAGTGGCTCTTTTCGCGGCCGGGGATTTTCATCAAGGTTTCCAGTAAATTTCGCCATAGTCAGTTCGTAGTTTTCCGCAGTCAGTTATTGATTGCGCCCGCCAGCGCCGCCGCCCAATCAAACCAGTTGTCAAATTGCTCCGGGATGGGCACAGCTTCGTTATTAAATAGCCCAATCGCAATTAGCCCATTACCCCCATTGCTTCCAATCTGTCGCTGCGGTTGGGATTTCTAGCTGCTGTTCGGCGTAAAGCTCAACCATAAGACTTGCCCACGACTCAAACGTATGAAATCGCGGGTCGTAAATCTCAGCTTGCGCCATTAATAGCCCCGCACATCGCCAAAATCTGCGCTCACACAACAATCCGCTAAGCTGATAATTCCCCCCGGCCACATCAGACACAAACCTCAGCCGCAACTCACGCCGCTGTTCTTTCATGTCAATTTTGTTCGTCGTGGCGTCAAACTGATAAGCCTGCGAACCACGTCATCAGACTGCGCATATGGCCGGCCCACAACGAACAACGACATCGGGCCAGACAGAACAAAGTCAGGTTCTACGCGTTCCAGTCTCAGCCACCGGTTAGCGCCTTCAAGGGATAGTTCGCGAAGGGCCGCCTGTCACCAACCCCAAATCGCTCGTCTCAAAATAACTTTCGATGGCTGTAACGTTTTGCCCTTCGACCTCATCTGTGCCAATTTCGTGCTGGAACAATTTGATCTGATTGGGCGGGGTCGAAAAAATCAACGTTTCCGACAGGCTTGCCGTTGCCGCCGCGCTCATCACAATTATTTGGGCATAAATTGCTGTGACAGGCACCAAAAAGCCCGCGCCACTGCCGCCGAGGTTAAGGTTGCTTGCGCTCAGAATATTGCCAACCGCATATCCGGCACCAACGTTTACGATCGTAACCGCCGTTACCGCCCCGCCTGTTACAGTAATGTTGGCAGTCGCATTCGCTCCCATGCTATTGGTAAGCGGGACGTTAGAATAAACGCCATTTACATAGCCCGCGCCGCCCGTAATCGTGCCAAGCGTTTTTATGCCACTCGTCTGGACGGCTGTTACCGCCGTGCTGTCTGGAATATACCCCCGCAACAATCAAAGATACGCTGATCAAAGGGTCATACGTATCAGAATACAAATATTGGCTGCCACTGATTATTGGATATGTTCCAGACGTTACCGTAGTCACCTCAGATGTTTGCCAATCTGCATTAACAGGGTAATGGAATACTTGGGAAAAATATCCTGCGCTTCTGCGTGCGCCTTGGGCAGATCCCGAGTCATACCATGTGTTTTCACGGACATTATAAATAATTGCATCCGGTACATTCTGACGCATCCCCGCGCGGGTAATACCACCAGATCTCGCCAAATCTGGCACTTTTTACTTACCCAGATTTTTTGTCTCTGACTGTAATTCAGGTTGTCAAAGAAATAATTCTGGTTCATGTTGTTGGGGATTTCTTTAACAGTCCCGTTATAAAGCATGAACCTGTCCACGCCGCACCAATAATAGATGCCGTCGTATTCAATTACTGACTGGCTGGAAATAATTGATGTTCTGGCTGCTGATAATGTCATAACGCCAGTATTGAGCCGGGGTGCCTTGACCGCCGATATAAGAAACCCGAATCAGACTGTCGAGACTCCAGAACAGCCCAGACGGCGCATTTGACCCGCCACGCACAGGCAAGGCGGCAACAATCTTGCCCGAAGCGACGTTTGTTTCATTTGCATCTGCCGTCACCCAATCCTGGGCATTACCGGCCGAGCAATTCTTTATTAAGCCGTTATTGCCAAAAACAAACACGTAAGGATGCAGCACGACAACACCGCCAGAGACAGCTGATGTTGTTCGCTAAAAGTGGATGTTGCTGCGCCAGTCCCAGTCGCGTTTTGAGACAACGTGATATTTACACCCGATACTGCGGCGATCGTCGTTCCGGCCGCAATGTTTGCTCCGGTCATTGGTTTGCCCTACGCCAATCAATCGGATTGGCTGTCGCGACAGTGGCGGCCGTATTCCCTGCGGCCGTCGTCAGCGTGTCCGTAAAAACCCCGATCTGGCTCAATGATGTCCCGGTGATATCCCCGATCAAAACCGGCGTATTGGCACTGCTGTCAATTGCGGCCAGGTTCTGCCCCGGATGCGCCAGCAAGGTGTTCAGCCCCGCGCCGGCGACATCATAAAACCCGTCAAACTGCCAAAGATTCAGAGCGGAGGCGGTAAAACTGGAAAGACTGAAATCTGTAACGCCGGCGCCGATGCCATTGTTATCAATCTGAAGATTTTGCAGACCACTACTATGTCCGGAAAATACTGATCCATGAGGCTATTCTGGGATGCAACCCAGATTCCGCGTGACGGGCCTTTGAATTCGCTGGAAATAACACGATATCCGCCTATTTTACGCGGGCGGCCGCGCTGAAACCTCACCCAGCGACCGTCATTGTAAAAATTCTTGTCCAGCACCGTGCCATCGCGTTGAATTCCTGGCTCGGTGTCCAATGCAAAAACTTTTGCGGTCATGGGAACACGCCCCCTTGGACCCCGCCCGTAAAGACGCCTGTCCCCGTAATCGTGAGGCCGGTTGCATTCAGCCCGAATCGTTTGTTCCCAACAATGCTAATTCCAAATTCGCCGGCAATTGGCCGGTAAATGCCGTGAGACGGCTCCGATCCAAAACTCAACGATGGCGAGCCCACCGATCCATTAACCAGCGAAAGCGTCGTTGCCCCTGCGGCAACTGTATTCGCGTTGTAAATGTTTACCGAATCGCACAACAACGTTACCTGCTGCCCTGCGGGGACAATTGCGGTCGTTGCACCGGCCACGCTGGTTTTAAAAGTTATGGTGAAATTTGCGACTGTGCCATCGGTTTGATTGGTTACGTAACACACCTGAACCGTTTGCGGCAGGATAATCGTTACGTCACCCGACAAAGTTCCTGTAAATTTCAGGATTGTGTTGGAGGCTTCAGCCGACGTGAGCGTATAAGTCCCGGATGTAACCGCCTTGGTAAGCTGGGAAAGTTGAACTGCGTGCTCTTGTTCAGCCCAACGGTATATAAAAAGCCGCCCCAGAACACACAATCACGCAGGAATCCGCTGGCTGCAACGAAATTGAGGCGCCCCCGTTGATCTGGTTGCCCCTGAAGTTGCAACCGCAAGCGTTCCTGTGCCGTTGTTGCGCAGCAACATGAACCAGTCGTCCGCCAAAGACCCTGCTGAAGTCAGCGTCAGCGTCCCTGCGCCGCCTGTCCAGACATATGCCTTGGCCCGATCCGACGCGACTGCCGTATAGTCAGCAAAAACGTTTGAACGGAATATGCCGTATTGAGCGTATCGGCGATTGCCTTCAACCCGCTGCCCGCAAGCGCCGCAGCATCATTCGCTGACGATCCGACCCCGAATGCAATCAACCCTCAGGTTCCAGCTTCGCTGGCGTTGGTTTTGATATAGATATATTTGGCGGCGCCCGCAGCAACCGTAACTACTGGGTTTCCGCTGTAATCTTTAACAGTAAAAGTTTGTGCGCCCACATTACGGATTAGGCGCATCCCGACCAACGGATGCCTGGTTTGCAGGCGGCATGATCAAGGACAATCCGCCGCTTGCTGCGGTCACATCCATGATCCGCGCAGCTACTGAAACCTCCCGTATCGTTTCCGTTTAACGGCCATTCGAGCGTCGTATCGGCTGAAATTGTGAAGCCGCGGTAGGAAACGTCTGTGGGCTGGATCACGTTGCCCGTAAATGGCGAGACAAACTTGTCATGATTTCACCTTTAACTTTCAGGAATCGCGCCACGGCTCGCCTGTCGCCTGTCCGCGTCAGGTCTTCAACCTTCAGCATTTGCACGGCCTGCTGATATTGGGCCTGCCACATCTGAATGCGCTCATCGTTTTTCAGGAATGGCATGGCCTGCAAAAGCGTGCCATAAAGCATGGCCTGAGGCGCGTATTGCGTGAACCAGTTAGATTGATTGGTTGAGTCCAGCGGCTGCACGCGCTCGTAGTACAGCACTTCGAATGAATAATCATCATCCGGCGTTGGCGCGATCATCCAGTGCGTATAGTTGTAATCGCAGTAATAAATTGGCGTGTCCGTTTGAGTTGGGTCAGGCCAGTATTCACGCAGGTATTCATATTTGCGCAGCAACACCGGCTGGCGTTTCCCGCCGACGGTCACATTCATGGAAACCGTCTTGCGCCATCTTGCTGGCTTATCAATGATGTTATTGCCCAACACCATTGCTGCGTTGGCTACCGCAAGGTTGCCAAGGAATTTGATATCGGCCAGAGCACCTGCTCGGCCAACATGATGAAGGTCGGGATTTTGGCGATTGTGGCTTGATCCGTGCGCTCCAGATACGTTTCCACGTCATCGACCAAACTGTCGTACGTCATTACTGCCGCTACGGTCATAACGACACCTCTTAGTCACATATCTGAATTTTATGCCGTTTTAGCTCACGTTACGCGCTTCCATTCAGGCCATTTAGGCCGCGGCTGAAGTGCGGCGCATCAAAAAGTTTGACGCCATTCCCGCCCCAGCTATTCATCGGATGAAGCGACTCCCAGAACGCCCCAAGCGGAGCCAGAATTGATTTTTCCTCCAACCGAGTTTCCCGTCTTTAAAGAAATTCAGGTCAATGGCCAAACGCTTAAGATGCAGAGAGTCCATCGTCTTGGATCTCCTGTCTTGATGATAGATTTCCTGTTGCTCCGGGCTGCGATACAACTCGCCTGCCGTCACCACAAAACCCATGCCCGCGCCTTCTGAACCAGTTTGGCCGCATCCAGCAGAAACGCTGCCTGTTCCGATATCAAATTCATCTTGCGCTCTTGATTTGGGCCAGCTTTTCCACACACCTTGATCCAAAGTACGCTCCAAATACGATGATGCCCCACTGTCCGAGCAGCGATACGTAGGCTTCGTTGGCATTAAACCCGAACGCCGACATCATTGAAAACAGAAAATAGCCCACAAAGATCGCTATAAGCGCCATAGGGCGAATGTTTTTAGACAGCCAAGAGTCAGATGTCATGTCCGACATGCCAACGCGCCGTGACGTTGTTTTGCTCGTTCTGGATCAGGCCGGCTTCAATTTTGATTGCAGTCCAGATCCAGCCTTTTGTCCTCGAGCCTGATTTTCAGCAGTTCTCTTCATGCTCAAGCTCGAACTAGCTTGAGTCTCGTTAACCGATTCCGCGCTTGGCGGCTCGTTAACATCAACGCCTGTTTTTTCGCGAATCCAGTCCTGCCCTTTGGCAACAGCAGCGTTCGCCACTAGGCCTAAGCCTTGAGCCAGCAAGCGCCGGCAACAAAGGCAGGAATCATGGCTTGTCCTGTTTATGATCCAGCTTTTCAAAAAATCTGCTTGAGAATGGCTTTTACCTCAGTTATGTCCGCACGATAGTCATCTTTTGCCACATATTCTTTTGGCAAATCCGAAATTGCATCTTCAAGTTTTTGCAGTTTGCGCGTAATTGAATTGAACACAAAAACGGCAAGAAACCCGGCGATACTGACTACCGCGTTGAACAACTGCTGGTTATCCATTTAAAACTCTTGAGCTGTCTTAGCAAGGCGAGCCCGCTGGCCAAGTTTGCCGGGCTTTTTGGCAGCCGTTTCAAGCTTTTTGGCCGGGATAGTCTTGTCCTTCCTTGACGCCTAGAGCCTGACGAAGGGCCCCCGGTTTCTTGATAGCCTTGCCAATCCATTTTTCACTCATCTAGCTTTCACCTCAGATTGAAAATCTTGGTCAATTTGGCCCTTGCGGCTTCAGCCTGAATGCCATTAACGAGATTTGCCACTTTACAAAAGGGCGGCCACCCAAATACGCCAGAATGGAATTTACGAGATCTACAGAAAATGAAAGTTTTTGCACGATACGCTTTACAAAAAATGTAAGTTTTTAGCCTTTTCCCTGCAAACAGGCCGCAGAACGGCATTTATTGACGACACCACGCGGGCCAGTTTTCGCTTAGGCGCCGTCGATAATGGTAACCGAATGAGGAAGTCTTGCAATCCAGAAGAAATTGCAAAAATAACAGCAAAAAACATGGTTTTTGACTTGGGGACTTCATGTTTTTCAGTCAATTACAACTTTTAGCTGAACAGCATAAAAAAGCTGCCAGTTACCAGGCACTCCAAAACCCATCCCGAGTTATTTCCGCCATTAGTGGAGTTCGCTCCGCGCGTACCAAGTGCTACCCGGTGTTGCTGTGCTACGGCTGATTGACAAATAATCAACACTTACAATTCCTACCCTGTTTTGGTCAGCGTGTAGGAGCTTGTCGTAGAAGATTGCAAAGTAACCACATTTCCAGACGTGCCATGTTACTGTCCACGCCGCCATCGTCTGAGTTGTTCCAGCCGTAAATGCAATGGTATGCGCAACTGTTTTTGTGCTGGCAAGCTCAGAGAATGTGTTGCTGCCAGGAAATTGTCAGGTTGAAGTTCCAGTGCTACCGCCAATCGTAAGTTTGTTGTAGGTCAGCCACCGCCGGCAAATGTTCTTGCAGTGGTTGATGTGTCTGACAGAACGAATGTCTGCGGTATTTTTATTGAATGTATCCGGTGTGACCGCAATGTTCCATACCGATCCCGTGCCAGACAGTGTCCACGTACCAGAGCCCATGGTCAGTGTCTTGGCGTTAGAAACATATGTCTGGCCAAAACGGCGCTATTATTAACAGCAAAAGCCCCGTCGTTACGCTGTAATTGTTAGCATTGAATGATGACTGGTTAAGAATGCCAGAGTGCGCGCGGCAGAAAGAGCCAAGCTATCTTGCAAACGCACTGTGTTGCCGTATCCTTCCTGCGTATTGATGTCAATTGGGAATGTTTTTCCAGATGAAGTAATGTCCTGTAAGTTACGTTGTATCCAGACATGCGTATTGCACGCGCACCACCACCCGAAATTGTTAGATTGCTAAACAGTGTAATACTTCCAAAAACATTATCCTGATCGAGCGTTCCAGAATTTAATGTCATGGCTGTAGTACGGTTTGAAACACCGTCTCGCCATGGTAATGTTTCCGATCATTAACCCTTGAGTATCAAGCGTTATTGTGCCAGCCGATCCAGCCTCGCGAATAAGTTGCTGTAGATCTTGAATCAATGGATAATTTGCAACAGCTGGAACGCCACTATTTGTTAACGCCCATCCGGTAGCTGTCCAGTCTTGTGACCCAGCCAGATTCCAGTAAGCACTGCGTCCAGTTGCAAAGGTAATGCCAGAGTTGTTTCCTGCGTCTCCCAATACTTTGCACGAGCACTATCATTCCACTGAAGCTGCGCCTGCCGCGCTGATGTCCCGAAAATCTGTGCCGAAGATATTGATTGCGGCAGCTGTAATAGTGCGCTGCGTTCCCGGATTATTTGATCTAATCCAGAATCCGCGATAGACAAGAGTTGCCGTTCCGCTGACTGTAAAAGTGCCATTCACTGTCTGATTGGCAGAAAACGACACACGGTTCGTCCCGCTTGATGCACGATCAACGAAAGTCAGATTGTTGTATGTGTTGGCGCCAGCAATAATGTGTGTATTATTCAGTGTGCTACCGATTGTTACGTTATAAAACGTTAAGACCGCCACCATTAAATGTTACGTTAAAACTCGTACAGGAAATTGTTGATGTGTTCGAGTTGAATGTCAGGTTCGTTGTTGTTGAGTAGTTCTACTGCGCTCGTAGCAGACAACGTGACTGTACTCGATCCCAAGGTAATTGTCCGAGTATTTGAATTGCTTGAGGACAATGCCCCCGCAGTCACATTGTAGTTTGCGGTCGTGAATGTTCCCTGAGTTATCGTCAAATTGCGGCGTTTGGATATTTAACGCATCTCCAAGCGTAACGGTTATGCCCGAACCATTAACATTCAGTTCGCTGAAATTCTTTCCAGACGTAACTACTGTTGCTGTGGCATTTATGGTAACTACGCCAGTATGAGTATAGGTCATGCCCGCAACAAGTGTATATGTTGCCAGACACCGTTATGCTGGCTGTGCCAGTAAGCGTGCCGGTGAATCCCGTACAGTTGATACTTTTTGCTCCAGTGTTGCCACTGGCAATCGTTACAGTGTTGGCACCTGAGGCCGCATCGAGAAACACAGCCATCGGCGATCGTAGGTATTGCTTGGCCACCAGCCCCCCAGAAGTAAGAGCCCATTTTGTTCCCGCCGTACCATCCCACGATCGCCGTTCCGCCGACCCAATAACGGTTAGCCATTATTCCTCCACCGGGGGATTGCGCACGAATTCAGCCAGCTATTTACACGAGCGCGTTTCATTTCTTCAATTTGCTCGGCAGTGAATGTGGTCGTCGGGCAGGTACAGGGCATCCCGATACAAGCCAAACTCTGTCGTAAATTCAAAATCAATCTTCATTACGCCCTCCTGCGCGACTGCAACAGCGTCCCAACGGCTATCCGCCGCGTTCCAAATGCTGCCGATATAAACGGTTTTGCTAATAACGGTAGTAGTGGGTAACGTGACGCCAACAGCACGGAACGCACCCGAGCTACCGGTTGTCCATGTCAGAGCGCGCGCCACTCCGTTATCCTTAATCCTCAACACGAGTTTTTGGCCGTCAGTTGGTGTGCCAGAAGGCGCAGCAATGGTGGCGGCTTGAGCAAGGGCCGTGACGTTGTATTGGTCTGACGCATCGCTTGTAGCCGTGATTGTCGCAGCATCGGCAATACTGGTAATGCGCGGCGTAATGCGCTTATTCGTCAGCGTTTGCGTTGTATCCAGCCCGACCAAAGTGGCCGACGTACCCGGCAGCGTCATCGTTGTGCTGTCGGTGCCGCTAAACGTAAGCGTGTTATTAACCGTCGCTGTCTTGCCATCGGCAATCGTGATCGTGGCGCTCGTGGCCGGGGCAGTGATGGCAACCTTGTTGATACTGGTAGCCGAAGCAACTCCCCAGCGTCGGGGTTGTCAAAGACGGCGAAGTCGCAAATACCAGCGCACCACTACCTGTCCTCATCAGTTACTGCTGCCGCAAGATTGGCACCGAGGGCGTAGCCAAGAACGTGGCGACGTTTGCGCCAAGGCCCGAAACGCCCGTACTGATTGGCAAGCCGCCACAGTTCGTCAGCGCCAGAAGTAGGCGTTCCGAGAATCGGTGTTACAAGTGTAGGGGTTGTAGCAAATACCAAAGCCCCAGACCCGGTTTCATCCGTTACCGCCGCAGCCAGATTCGCGCTGGAAGGAGTCACAAGAAACGTGGCGACATTTGTGCCGAGCCCAGATACGCCAGTACTGATCGGCAGCCCGGTGCAACTGGTCAGCGTCCCCGAAACCGGCGTGCCCAGAGCAGGCGTTACCAGAGTTGGGCTGGTTGCGCGCACAACACTGCCCGTGCCGGTGTTGGCCGTCCAGACTGGCAATGTGCCATTTGACGTTAATACGTAATTGGCGGCCCCAATGGATAAAAATGTCGTCGTATTGGCGGCTGACTGGCACGGCACCGACCCGCCTGCGCCACCCGCGATATTTGTCGCCGTTGTGCCGCCGCTTGATGCGTCCGCGATTACGAATACATTGCCACCGCTGTCTTTGGCATAAAGCTTTTTGTCGGCAATATTTATTGCCAGCTCGCCATTGACCAGATTGCCTGCCGCAGGCGCGGCCGAGGCAGTGGTACTGTAGTAAAGAGAAATTGGGGTATATCCGCTTTGCGCCATTTTTTGCCCCTTAGGCCATGACGGGCCATCGTTAATCTGTTTTGTTTTCCTGCAATCTGCATTTGTCCCTGAATATCAGGCCACAAAGTTGCTTCGTTACCGTTTGCAATTCTTGTCACGGTGTAATAACTGTTACGCAAAGGGGTCGCCGTGCCTAGAGATTGTGTGATGTTGATGCGGATATTAGGCGCTACAGAAGCGTTCGCTTCGTAAATAAACTTCATAATCACCGCGTGGCTTACGCCAGTTGTCAATGAGCCTGTCGCACCGAACGCTGCCGCCGTTGATGTGCTGTTGAAAAACGCTGCCTGGTTAGCAGCGCCAATTGCTGTCCCACCTGCAACTGCGCCCGTTTGTAGAATACCGTTTACGTTCACCGGCGCAGACGATGATGTAAGTGTAAAAGTAACCGTGCCCGCTGTTGTTTTGGTGAAATAGCAGTATGCCGTTATTTCATATTCACCACCCGCAACCAAATTCAATGCGCTATTCGCACCAAAGAAATTTGAAATGGCGGGGCCAATAGCAGAGCCGTTTGCAGTTAAACGGAAAATCTGATTGCTTAATAAATATCCGCGCCCACTTGTTGCGTCGTTTGTTACCTTGAATACCTCTCCGTTATATTCAACATTACCGCCAGTGGGAAAATTGTAATCAACACCAGCCTCAAACCTCATGGCGGCGGTCGAAATGTGCCGGGATTAATTTGTATAAATGATGCCAGATCAGGAGTAACGCCAACCCCCAAACAGCCAACACCAAAGCCGGTGTCTTTGACAACTATCCCGACATTGGTGCCAACCCGCGTAATTACAGACACATTGCTAAAATCAATTCCGGTGCCCGTATTAGACTGCTGAAGCGATATTCGGGATACGTAGATAAGCCATCAGGAACTTTAACGGTACTTACTGAAAGGTTAGATGACCACGTAGGCGTACTTGCGCCCGCAGACTGCAAAAGTTGATTGGTCGTGCCCGCCGCAGTAAATGCAAGCTCTGTGCCGTTACCAACACCTACGGCCCCCGCAGTTGGCGTATTGCTACCATTAATAATAATTGGCATTTTTATTTCCTAATATATTACCCAAAGCGACGTACTTGCCACAGTTACAGTATGGCCTGTTGAAACAGTTACCGGCCCCACAGAAAACGCATTTTGTGCAGACGAAATACTGGAACTTGCTGCGGTGGTTTTGTTATTTGTGTTGTAGACTTCAGCGCCCGCTGTTGCCGCAATCGTAATTGAGCCAGCACCATTGGTAATGGATATGCCAGAGCCAGCGGTCAAAGTTGCTTTAGTAAGCGTGTTTCCAGTGGTATTGCCGATTAACAGTTGACCATTTGTATAGGTCGTTTGTCCTGTTCCGCCATTTCCTACGGCAAGTGTTCCCGAAACATGCGTGGTAAGCCCAACTTTACCCCATGAGGGCGCAACACCTACACCACCAGAAATCAATGCGCTTCCGGTAGCAACATCTGCCAGTTTTGCAAGCGTTGACGTTGTATCTGCGTAAAGCAAATCGCCCACTGCATAAACGGTCTGTCCTGTTCCGCCTTTATTGGCCGCTATTGCGGTCGCACTCCATGTTCCACTAGTAACTGTTCCAACCGTGACGATGCTTGCGCTACCGGCAACAGGCGACGCGCCGACAGTGCTGTAATCAACTGTACGGGCTGCGCTGCCGTTATAAGTCGTACCCGCGACCGCACCGCCAGTTGTATTAAACGTAACCGCGTTAGCTACGCTACCTGCGCTGCCTGTTGTGTTCTGATTGAGTGTTGGGAAATCTCCGGCGACAGCAATTGTCAGTGCTCCCGTCCCCGTCGTGCTTTTCACAATACCAGTCGAAAGCGCACTGGTTCCCGCCGAATAATCGGTGCCTGCTGTTGCTGCACTCAGCGCGGTGCCGTTGCCTTTTACTATCCCATTAACGGATGTGGATAAAGTCAAAGCCGGTGTTGCGCCGCCACTTGATGTTCCTGCAAACCCATTCGCAGTTGATACCGAAACGGCTGTTACGGTGCCTGAAGTACCTGTTAATACGCCTCCACTCAGCGTCAATCCGCCTGCAACACTAATTTCTTCTGCTGCGCCACTTGCTGCTGTAGTACGCCCGAGCAGCCTTGATGTATTCATTGTCAGACCGTTGGCTGAAGCATATGCGCTTGGTGCCACATAATCTGTTGCCGCTACGCCAATTGATAGTACGCCGGTCGTGGTTGTATTTTTACTAAGCCGGTTGTAAGTGATCCAAGAAACTGCGCGCCAGAAAGCCCCGTATCTGCCGTGCCTTGAGCAATGAATTTATTGGCAAACGCAACATTGGCCGAGCCATCCACTGAGTTGCCCGCCAGATTTCTGGCGGTTGTCCATTTTGCTGCACTGCCCGTCGTATTTTGATTGAACGTGGGCCAAGTAAAGGTGCCGGTACTAAAGTTGCCTGAAGTCGGAGTGCCTAGCGCTGGCGTGACGAGCGTTGGGCTTGTATCCAGCACAACCGGAGCCGCTGCCCGTGCTTGTTGTTGTTCCCGTTCCGCCATTAGCTACGGGCAAAGTTCCTGACACATGAGTCGTCAGGCCAATTTTCCCCCAGCTTGGGGCTACACCAACGCCACCGGAAATCAGGGCATTGCCGGTTGCCACATCTGCAAGCTTAGATAGCGTCGTGGAGGCAGACGCGTAAATCAGATCCCCTATCGTGTAAGACGAAAGCCCTGTCCCCCCGTAATCCGCGCCGATGGTGTTGGCGTTCCACGCCCCAACGGTCAGCGTGCCAACGCCCGTAATGCCGGTATAAGACCCGCTCAGATACGACGCGCCAACCGTGCCGGACGTAATCTGATTGCCGTTTATTGCAATAGGCGTAGTTGCCGCGGCGGTAAGTTGGCCTTGCGCATTTACAGTGAAAGTCGCCACTGCGGACGCCGAACCGTAAGCGTTCGCGCTGACGGCCGTATTGGCAATAGAAAACTGCGTCCCGGAAAGAGAAAGCCCTGTCCCGGCAGAATAAACCTGCGCGCTTGAAATCAGCGCAAATGCGATATTCGTCGTGCCGAAAACAATTGTCCCGACTGTATCGCAGGTATAAGTATTGCCTGCCTGAGTATTGCCGGAACTGACAAAAAACGTGTCGCCCTTGCCCAGCCCGTTAGGGCTCGTGGGGCTATAAGTGTCCGTGTCAGAAGACCGGGTAAGCACCCAATTTGTCGTCCCATTCCCTACCGTGGTGACAACACTAAACCCCGTTTTCAACGGCATTTGTCTGGTTATAAACAAGAACACGGTCGTTGATGGATGCCGTTACTCCATCCGGCGCGAACGCTACTTTGGTGCCGTTATTTGTAAGCGTTGCTCCAACGCCCACGCCGGCACCGCCTGGCTGGTTATAAACTGCATTCAGGTTGCCCGTAGAAGCGGCGTATTTGACGGCAGTATGGTAATGAATGCCCGTTGTATAAAGCGTGTCACATACTGCTTTGTGGCCAATTGAAAGTTGCTTACCGGGTCTTGGGTGACCTCAACTGAGGTTAATCCACCAAGCGTAAGCGAAGTTCCGCCAAGGGCAACATTGGTTGTGCCCAGCGTGACGGATGAATTGGCAAGATACGAATTGCCGATTGGGGTGCCATTCCAAACCCCGGCTGTAATCGTCCCGACCGTAACAATACTTGTGCTTCCAGCCAGAGGCGAAGCACCGACGGTATTGTAAGAAATGGTCTTGGCAGCCGCTCCATTGAAAGACGTGCCAGAAGCGTCCCCAACTCCGCCGTTGTTGAATGTCAGGCTGTTGCTCGTGTTGGCTGTAATCGTTGCCAATCCACCCAGCGCCACAGTCGTGCCATTAAACGTAACACTGGAATTTGTTAATGCCGAATTCGGGATGTTGTTGAATGTGTTGCCGAGCCCAGACAGTGTTTTATTAGTAAAAACCTGAGATCCAGACAGCGTTGCTACTGTTGCGTCAATTTCAATCGTTCTGGCGACAGAGCCATCAAACGACACCCCCGAGCTCATCTGCAACCCAGTAGACGCGGTCAAAGGATTTGGAGTTGCGGCAGTAATTACCCCCGCCCCTCCTAACGCAACGGTTGTCCCATTAAATGTGACACTGGAATTTGTCAGAGACGAATTTGGTATATTCGTCAGCGTGTTACTGCTTCCGCTAATAGTCTTGCTGGATAACGTTTCCGCGCCCGCCAAGGTTGCAAGCGTCCCCGTTGCTGGCAAAACAACACTGGTTGCCCCAGACAAATTAAGCGTTAGCGCGTTATTTGTGGAAAGGTTCCCGCCAAGCGTAATATTGAACGAGCCATTATTAACGCCCGTGCCGCCACTTGCCGGATTAAGAATTCCCCCAAGAACAACAGCCCCTGTTGCCGGGGCGAGACGGGGAGAGTCCTGTACCCCCGGCACTAAATGTTGTTACGCCGCCCGACAACGAAAACTGCCGCCACGATCCAGCCGAAAATCCGTCAAACGTTTGCGTGTCGCTGTTAAATCTGAACTGTCCGTTTATACCGGACGGTTGCTGCGCAGAAGTGCCTGTTGGCACCACCATGCCAGCGGTGCCCGGGATTACCGGGTCTGATGCCAGCGAAACGGTTGGGTTGCCGTTGCCGTTGCCATTTGCAACATTAACCTGACTGGCCGTGCCAATTATCTGGATGCCCTGAATGCTGGTGCCGCTAATAACCGACAGCAGTCCGGTGCCCCCGGCGTTTGCAAGCGACAGCACAAGCCCCGACAACGACAAGGTGGGATTCGCCGCAATTCCATCGCCGTTGGTAATGGCCAATCCGGCGCCCGTGACGGCAATCTGCCGCGACGTAACGGCATTGGACGCCGTTTTTACGATGAGCCCATTAGAGGCGGCTTCAAGGCTTCCTGACGCGCCATTCAATGACAATTGCAGCGTTGATAACGCGCCGTTGTCAGTCAGCCCGAGCCCAACTGTCGTCGACAGTCTGCGACTGTTTGGCAACGTTGGCTCCTGATTCATTGTCAGGAAAGTCTGCTGTTGCGCTGGGCTTGCGGCGATTGCCCCGGTTGTAGTCTTTAGCGTTTGCCCATTCTGGACAATCGCCACCAATTCCGTTCCCGTGATCGGCAGCGCCGACGGAAGCTGGCTGATGGTTATATTTGGCATACTAAGGCTGTGTCTCTAGGCCGTCCAGGTTGCCATCATTTTGCACGACCTCAATATTTTGCTCAGGCGAAAGAACCCATCCCCCATAAACCCCTGTTGAATCAATATTGTTCGGATCAATGGCAACACTGACATCAGGACGCGGGAAACGGATCACGATTTTTTCCGTTTTTCTCGCCGGCAATCGATATGGGTCAAGATCGTCTGCACATCCCTGCCCGCATACCTGAAGTCCGGGGAAATTGCGGTCAGCCCGCATTTCCGCGTGCGGGCGTTTCATCTTGCAGCGGTCGCAGACTGCGATTGCAATATCTGAAAGCCCGAACGTATCAAGAAAGCGTGGCATGCCTACCTCGTATAAGGAGACAAATTCGGGGCCAGATAGATCGGCGACTTGTCGCGCTCTTCCTGCTCAACAAGTGTCAAATATTTATTGGCCTGATCTTCAAGATACTGGATACGATCCATCCCGACCTCGGGCAATTCCAAAGCCATTTGATGCGCCAGCAAAGACTGAATTGCCAAATACCAGCGCTGCGGGATTTCCAGTTCTCCCGAAAGATCCCCTACGTCCATAATCTGGCGTGAGTACCACACCACCATTTGTACGAATGTGTTGCTCGGAACCGGCCAAAGGTAAATTTTTGCCTGTGGGATGGTTCTGTCAAACCAATACTGGAACGGCTGGTTTGCAGTAAAATTTTTTATTCGGCAAACTGGTGTAATCATCCCGATTCAGCCGGGCCATCGGGATTTCCGTACTGTTATTGCCGAAATACAGCTCTCGAACAACCAGAGTGTTGCCTCCGGTCTCTCGCATGCGGTAGTACTGCGCCGTCTGGCCCGGATCAATGTCATACCAAAGCCACTGATTATCAGCCCACGCGGTTATTCCGGGGTCGTAGAGCGTGTTCCACGAGGCGCCATCATCTGAACATTCAAAAATGGCGTGAAAAGTCCCAGACACGCCCGGCAAAACACCAATTGACCCCACATAAACAGGATTGTAGAGACCGTAATTAACGGCAATGTATCCGTCTGGCGCAGACTGGGTGCATTTTGTGTTGATATTACCGTCAAACGCATTGTCAGGAATCCCCGATGAGGCTGAATACCCGTTTGAAATATTAGGCGTTGGCCGACTCATGCGCCGATAAAGCGCGTTCAGCACATCATTTCCACCTACCGGCAAATCATAGATATATTGATCAACCTTCAGGCCATAAATTTTTTTTCAATGGCCCAATACTGAATGCCAATGTTAATCAGGTTGGAAAGCACGTAAAAAAGCGACTCGCGGGCCGACAAAACCTGCTCGCTGGTCAGCTCTTCAGCCAGCTTTGCCGGCGCGTCGCGCTCCGTGATCAATCAGCTTTTGTACGCTGACTACCGTCGTGCCAGCCGTTCCTGAGTAAGCCATAAGGCAATCACCATCCCGAGCATTTCCAGCGTTTCATAGAAGCCCGCGCACGGCTGCCGGGCTCACTTTTTCTGCGATCGGGGCCATTCTTGCGCAGAAAGAATCCTTGCGCGGGCCGCCTTGCGGCTGCGGAGCCTTCAAATGTGAGCCCGTCTCGCGGTTATATTTTGCCCGGCCCTTGTCCGTAAGCCCTGCGCCTTGTTCAACGGGCAGCTTTTCTCCGCGCCCCACGCTCAAAGATACGCCGCCTTTAGCCATTTTCGCGGTTTTTGCCGATTCTTTAAAGGCTTTTGCAGTCGGAGCGCCAGGGCTGCCGGGTTTTCTCATTTTCTCGCCTGATCCATGAGCGATGCGCTCGCGCTTGGCGTGAATGTTGGCGTACAAACCACCCTCCGCAGCGTGCTCTGGAAGCTCCCCATAAGCCTTTTTGCCCACGTTGGACGACGTGTATTCCTTGGCCGCAGATGAAGCCATGCCGAGCCGTTTAGCCACTTTCGGGCTGTGCTCAATTGCCTTCATCAGCCGAAACTGGGCTTTTGATTTGGCGGGCATCTTAGGCCACCTGCAGGGCGGTAAGAATTACGGCAGGGGAAACCGGGTGAACGGGGCTGACTCCCGAAGGGAACGACGCAATCACGGTGTTCCCTGTGTTAGACGCCCACGCCAGTTCAATGTATTGGCCTGCCGTGACTTGCTGGAACAAATTCAGCGCCAGAATGCGAGCGCCCGGAGATGTGCCGTGCTTGGAGTTAACCTGCTCAATGCTTGCCGATTGCGCGACATCTACGCCGTTAAGCCGCAGCCAAACGGTCACGTTATCTTCTGACGTGGTGAAGTTCAAAAGCTGCAAACTGAACTGGATGTTGTAAAGCCCGGCGTTCGCAAACGTGACGCGGCTCGTTGATACGATGCTGATATTGTTGCTGTAAATTGTCGTGTCGTATCCGATAACGGACGATGCGCTGGAGGACGCTATGGCAGCGGCTTCACTAACAGCAACGCCAGCGTCATGCGCGACGTTAGTCGTGCCTTTAACGCCTCGGGTAATGCCGGTGAAAGACGTCGCGGTCTTTCCGGTGTATTGGATGACTTCGTTTTCAATAATGATGTATCCAGCGCTGCCAAACTGCGTTGTATCGCCAACAACAATCGGCGTCGTCGAGTTGTTGGTGATTGCATCGGTCAGCGTCGTTTCACCGTTTTGCAGGAACGCGCCGTAGGCCAGGTTAATTGAAGCCGCCGACAGCGTTTGTTCTGATGCGCTAGTGATCTGCCCTTGCGCGTTGATCGCAAGCACGGGAATTTTGGTGGCCGACCCATAAGTGGTCGCCACCACGCCCGTATTGGCAATTGCAAAAGACCGATTGGCCGTCAGATTGCCGCCGCCAGACAAACCCGTCCCGGCCGTTAGCGTAATTGCCGAATGCGCAGCGGCCAGATTCGTTCGAGCGCCTGCGGCCGTAATCGCCCCGGTACCGCCCTGCGTCACAAGAACAGGATTGACGTCTAAAACCTGTGAAACGTAGCTTGCCGTCGTGACTTGTTTGTTGACCCCGGACTGCACAATAGGCGTAATTTCAGTGCCGTCTAGCGTCGCCGCTGCGGGCATCGCGGAAATTTTTGTGTCAGCCATCAGCAGGCCTCCAATTGAATTTTGCTCACATCGTCTTGTTGCAAGACATATCCGCTATTTTCCATCAGGATGAAACAGGCTGTTGGCGGGACGGGCGGGACGAGGCACGAATATGTATCAATCACCCCATCTCCCCCGAGATCTGCGCCATAACCAGTATCAGCATCAGCTGTTACGCCCGAAGCACAACCGGGCGTCGTTTGCGCCTGATCGGAGACTCCTGACCAGCCGATGTAGGCCATTAAATGCCCGCCTGAAGCAATTTGAGTGTAACCGAGCCGCCGCCGGAATTAACCGTAATGCGGATGCCCGTCACCGGAAACGCGTAATTTCCCGTCAGCATTGGCCGCTTGCGCAGCCACCGAAGAATGCGGGAACCAGGTCGTAAAGCCGATCGCCGGATCATCAAACGTATGTTGAACGGTGTAATCCACCGTGCCAGAAACAATCACACCAAAACCCACATTAAACGGGCTGATGTTGGTGTTCATCACGATAGCCGAGCTAGAACCCGCGCCCGTTTTGGAAACGGTTTGAAGTTTCTATGTTGCCCTCATTCAAAAACGGGGCCGAAGCCCCCGCTTTGTTTTACTTCTTTACTTTGCCGCCAGCGCGTTTTTTGACCGGGGGCGTAACTGTTTTACTGACTTCCTTTTCGGTCGTCGTTACCCCGCCCAAATCCTTTACCTTTTGCGTAAGCCCGCTCAACCAGTTAATCGGGTTCATTGCTTCGCGCATCGCCCGGTTTTCCTCGGCTTCGCGCTTGTAATGCTCCTGATACCCCTTGGTTTCGCGGGCACTTTGGGCGTCACCGCCATCAGCCATGCAAACCTTACCGCCCTTCTTGAAGGTGCCAGAAAGGGCCGTAATGCTCACAGGCTTGGACGGCGTTTTTCTGCCTTGCGGCATCGCCACGGGACGACCGGTGTCAACAAGACCCCCGTGGCGTAGGCTTTTTTGCGGAGCCGCCTTTCTTGTAGCCGCCCGCGTTTGCCTTCGCCACACCACCGGTTGCGTAACCGCCGTCATTGCCAAGCTTCACTTCGCCGGTCTTGGCAGGGCTTTTATCGGCCTTGCCAGTCACGACACGAGTTTCGCCCGCCACAGACTTGATTACGCCGCCTTGAGCATAGCAACGGCCGCCCTGCTTGTAGCCGCCTTGGCCCTTCGCCACCCCGCCCGTTGCCAAACCTTTATGGGCTTTGGAAGCGGGCTTGCCTTCATGAGACTTCAGTTCGCCTTCAATTTTGGCAAACTTCTTCATTTCGGCCTTGTGCTCGGCTTTGGATTCGCCGCCTTCTTTCATCATGCGAGCCGCGGGGCCGATTGGGGCCGCCGGACCGGGGGTAGCAGGCAGTGCCCGCATAGCACGACGACGCGCCATCAAAGACGGCTGGCCGGGCGCGGCAACGGGCATCATTCCGCCGCGGGCCGGAACCGCGACAGCAGGAAGGCCGCCGCCCGCCTGCATTTTCTTTTCCACCTTGCCGCCCTTTTTGAGCTTGAGCTCGACGGTCGGCTCGGTGGTGTACATCTTCACCATCGGCTTGAATTGCCCCATGATCAACGCTCCTTGGCGACGAAGATGTAATCAACCGTCATGGTCTTCGCCACAGCTTCGCCGTTTTGAAGCGCAAAAGAGACGGTCAGATTCGTGGTCGAAAGCGGAAGATTCGTAACCACCGAGGAACCCGCCAGCGAGCCGTTCGCAAAGTAGAACATTGATGCGCCGTCATAGTAGAAACCAAGACGGATGAAGGTGTCATCAGCTAACGTCGTTACTGCGGAATTGGTCGTGCTTGCGCTGGCTTTCGTCAGCACAAAATCAACCGTCGCAGCGCCGTCGTTCTTGATGAAGAACACGCCATTTGCCACAGCCAGCGGGGTGGTGTCGGTCACTTGCAGACCCATCACCAAATCAGATTGCGTTGCGTCGCTAACTTTGAAGCGCGATTCAAAAACAGTTTCTTGCCGGCAGTGAAGGTGAAGGAATTACCCTTCTTCTGCATCGCCACCAAGTCATTGTCCGCCGCCGTGTTGGTCAGCAGCAAAAGACCGCCATCGCCATCTGCCAATGCTTCAGTAGCGCCTGCATCCGTTTCTGTAACAGTCCAATCTCCGGCTACGTAGTAGTCGAAGTCTTCCATGTACGTATGAAACAGCGTCGGCGCCGGCATTGCCAGATCAGCAAACGGAGAATCTTCGCTCACGTTGGTCACCCCATTGGGGAACCGCGTCACGAGAAGATTTGCCATCTATTTCCTCCTTTATTTGAAGGGAGGGGACAATTTGTCTCCCCCTTCATCTGTCATCAAACGCCGGGGGTGCCGTACATCGCGCGCGGATCGGTGAAGCCCACGTCATAACGCTCGGTGGCCTTGTAGCGCATGGTGTCGGTTTCGAAGTCGCCTTCCATGGTCTTTTCCAGACCGCGACGCATCATGAGCTTCATGCCTTCCGGCGCGTCGGTCTGCACCCACCACGCAGTAGCGGAGGTCAGACGGGAAATCACTGCAGCGCCTTCATCAAGCAGCCCAATCGACTTGATCGGGTTGATGTCGTTGTTGGCGTTGCCCGAGCGCAGCACGGACTTCAGCAGCACTTCGGCCTGGAACACGTTGCCGGGGGCCACAACCAGCTGGCGCGGCACCAGACGAATCTTCTTGCCGTTGTTGTCCACCGCCTGACGAATCTGGATGAGCATTTGTTCAAGCGAGGTTTGCGACAGGTTGGCGGGCGTGGTCAGCAGGTTTGCAGAACGTGCCATTGACGATCGGATGCGAGGCACTGTTCAGCTGCACGCCGTCGCCGCCCGGGTAGGAAGCGTTGAAAGCGCGGTTCAGCACGTTCGCGCACAGCGTTTCCTTGGTCTCAATCAGGGACTGAGCCAGATGGCGGGCATACACTTGGCCGATACGGATGTGGTCGCCGTCTTCGGTCAGCACTTTGGTCAGCGCGAAGGCAAGGCCATACACGCTGATACACATAGCGCTTCAGGAAGAGCACGCCGCCTTGCTGATAAGTGACCGGAGTGCCGTCAGGCAGCTCGGGCGCAGCGCCGAAGCCGTACAGCACGGGCTCTTCATGGTAGTTACGCGGAATGCCGTCTTGCTCACGGAACACACGCGTCCACTCATCAGCACGCTGGTCATAAACACCATCGAAGCACTCATTCAGGATGGGTTCAACAATGGAACGAAAATCAGTACTACGCATCGGGGCTGCCATGTATCAACCCTCCTTAGATGGCGTTAACAGTCGCATTAAATTGCGACTTGTTAATGGTTACGCGAACAACCGTGTACGCATCGCCCCACGCGTTGTCGGGGTACGGAGCCAGGTCACGAATCAACATCTGAGCGCTGTTGCCTGCGCCAGCCAAGGTGGTCGACAGGGTGCATTGGCTAAGGCCAGTGGTAGTCGAGCCCGCGGTGGTGTTGGACAAATCGGCTTGGTCGCCAATAGCGGTTTGAGCCAGCGAGCCAGCAGCCTGGATTTCATAAACGATGTTGGGATCGTTGTAGAAATACGCCACACAGGAACCGGTTTGATAAGCGGTGTTGGCGGGCCAGTAGTTGGACACGCGGCGACGGCCGGTGGTGTCAGTCCATTCCACGCCAGCGAAAGCGCCTTGGAAGGCGTCGCCCGCGGCGGCCACGACCAGATTTCCGCTGCTATCAAGCTTAACGGGCTGGCCTTTCAGAATGTCGGTGTTGTAAGCAGAAGCAATACCGCCAGCAAGCGCCTGAGCGCGATCCAGACCAGAAGGATGGAACGCGGGGCGCAGGCCGAACGGAGCATTAACAGAACTCATGTCTAACTCCTTTGTTATCCCTATCAAAAGACGGGGTAGGAACATTTCGGTTTAAATCGCCGAAGCCATCGCCTTCAACTCGACCCAACGAATGCCCGGAGCTATCGCGCGCGCCTTGGAGGTTTTCAAGCTGAACCCGAATTTTGTCGGCTTCTTCCATCGGCGCCTCATGGTGCATTTGCAACATAATGTCCTGATAAATTTCCTCGGGAATCTTGCACAGGATCATTTCATTGCACGCGATAACACCTTCAAACTGCCCAGCCTTGACCTTGTAATTTTCAAAGCCGGGGAACTCATCGGCCCTGACCGGCACATAACCTAGCCGGATACGCTTATCAATGCTGTCGTAGCTGTTGGTTGTCGAAAGCCAGCAAAGATGCCAACCCGCAAGCGAAGGCACTTTCGGCAGTGCGCTTTGTGTCCATTCATCGCTCCACATCTTTCGACGCTCTTGCGCTGAGATGAACTTTTCTTCAACTGGGGCACGGTTTAGGTCTTGTGAAGACCGGGAATCACGGCCGCCGGCATTGAGAGATTTTTTAAGACGAGAATCCATGTTTTAGCCCCTGTTCCTGCGGTCATAATCCGCATATGCCTTGATCATTCGGTTGCGTTCAGATGGGTTATCCCATTTGCCCGCCTCTTTATTGCCCGAACACGTTCGGGACTTAACCACAAAAGAATTGCCGCTTTGCCGGCCAACCGATGAATCACGGCTGGAACCCGTTACAACTGATCGGGGTTTCTTGCGTGGTGCCTCATCTTGAAAGTCATTGTAGCGATGTGGTAAACGTTTTTGCAAGCGCCTGTCCAGTTCGTCCCAATACTCTTCCGTTGCCGGGTTCCACCCTTCGGATACCAACTTGGAATCAATTACTTTCGCGATTTGAGAATCCTCATCGGCGCCATTCGGGTCATACCAGTCGTTGTCCTCCATCCATTCGCCCGCAAACCTCTTTAACTGAGGATCAATCGGGCTTACTTCAGGGGTGCGAACGGTCTGCTCTTTAACCCCGCGCATTGCTTCAACCTTGCGGCGGCTGTCGTACCACATCTCCTGCGCTTTCATAAACGCAGTGCCGTCGCTGTTGTCGGTTGCCTCGCGCATTTTCTGCTGGGCGTATTGCAGGCGCAGCTCTTCGTCCTCAATTGCTTTATCCAGCCGCGCCAAGTCGGACGAATGCGCCTTGCGCTCAATAACCGCCAGACGCTCCATCAATTCCTGATTCTGGCGTTGCAACAAGGTCAGGCGCTGATCCTTCTCCTCGTTGGTGCGCTTGATGTACTCTTTCTTGGCCCTGCGCCGCGCACGCCGAGCCGCGCGGATATCCTCGCGATCATCATCATCCGCTTCAACCTCGCCGCCTTCGGTCGCTTGCACAGGCTGCGCTTCGCCCGCGGCGTCTTCGGCTTCCGGCAGATCAACCGTTGCGGAGCCGTCCTGCTGCTCAACCACATCCAGTTCTTTTTCTTCGCTCATACGAACGCCCTCATCGCCAACGGATCGCCGGTAATTTTCGCAATCACCTCATGATCGTTCAGGATCATAAAAAGCGCGGGGTCGTCCTTGTCGTCGCCGCCAGGCACCTTCACTTCCCAACGATCCCCGCCCCATTTAGGCACGCGGATAAAATCCCCCGGCGCGCACCACGATCCTTCGGGCCATTCCAACATCGTGTCGCGATGCCGAAAGCCAACGGGCCAACCTCAATTACCTTGGCCACCATGTTGTTCCACTTTTCCGCCTCGCGCGTTTCTTCCACGAGAATAATCCCCATCCTGGTTGCCTCTTTCTTGGTGCGCCGAAGCTGAACAAGAATGCGGCCGCCAAGAGGTTTAGCACCGGGGTCCACGCTCGGAAATGCCCAAGCCATCTCGGCTTCGTTAGAAGCCTCCGGTCGTTCAATAGTCATCATCTTCCTTCATCAAATCATCAAGGATGCGCAACGCCTCAGCCAAGCCGGCGTGCATACCCACCATGCGGTGATAAGACTCCCAATTCGCCGCATTCCCTGCGGCAAGGGACACAGCTATCTCAAGCTGTCGAGTCTTAATCCCGCCGATTAAGTCACTAATTGAGGACACTTACTTTTTCTTCACCTGCGCAAGGCCGCCGGTTTGTTGCTGTTGGCCCTTTTCCTGCAAGCTCGTGCCATCAAGCTTTGCGCCCATCGCGATCCGCTTGTGATACGGCACTTCAACGCTCTTTTGTTGCTGATCATTTGCAGCCATTTCAACCTCCTGTTTTTAAGGTTAGATCGGCGACGGTCTTGTCCTGCTCCTGCTGGAGCTTGGCCGCATCCCGCGTTAAACGGGCCGTCTCGATGCGTTCCTTCAGCTCCTGATCGCCTGTTGCAATGGCGAGCCGAAGCTGGAGTTCCTCCATCTGAAGTTGCATGTCGTTTTGAATCTTGTGCATCTCCAGTTGCATTTTTGCCTGCAGGTCTTCGCCCTTGAGCTGCATTTCTGCCTGATCGCGCGCAGCCCGGCGTTGCGTCTCGGCCATGCTGGTCTGCATAAGCACTTGCGCCTCGGGCGGCAACGGCGCTTGCGGCTTGCTTTGCTGCAAGGTTTGCATGATCTTCTGAATCACCGGCATCACCTTTTCAAAGGTGGATTCAGTGTCCATCATCACATGTTGCGACGCCGCGCCGAACAACTGATCGATAGCCTTCGGGTCATTAAGCATGTCGTATTCAGGCAATTTCTCGCCAACCGCCTTTTGCGCGTACCCGTGCATACGATTCAAATACCACAACACCAAATGCTGCTTGATGTGCTCAATAGCCTTTTCAGTAAAGGCCGGCGCAATCATCGGATTCGCCCCCAGATACGGGTTTTGGGCGTAATCAAGATGCGCCTGGATGTAGCCCAGATGATCCTGCTCGGGATACGCAAACGCCGCCTGCCCAATACTCATCGCCACGTTTTCGTTCGCGGCGTCCAGCTTCGCGGGCGGAGGCACGTCAATCATCAGCTCATTAATCCCCGGCACTTTGATCTGCTTTAAAAAGCGCATCACCACCGCGCGGCGGTTAAACAGATCCGGGAACTTGTCGACGAGCGCCAACACGGCCTGCGTCTGCGCCATCCGCTGTGTTTCCGAGAAGATGTGCGGGTCAGACACCGGGATGACGTCTGTAACACGGGCAAAATCCTCGCGTTTGACGTCCAGATCCTCCACCACCTCGCCGCGGCGCATGTCCTCCAAATACCAGCGGTTGATGCGCGAAAGAATCTTGAGCACGCGGCCCTGAGACTCATGCAAACGAGCGTGAATTGCCGAAAACACCGCCGCGCCCTGCTCAATGAGCGCTTGCGTTGTCCCCACCGGAGTATTCGACGACACATCCGCAATCTTTTCCTCGGCAGTCGTCACAACGCCCTTAGCGGCGTTCGTCAACCAGCCCATCAACTCCATCAACACCGGGCTTGGCGGGTTAAATGGCATGGGCATCGCCAGTTTGCGCACATCATCCACGCCCGGCGCCGCCTCAATCTCGGCAACCTGGGTGACTTCAACAACCTGAGACTGCCCCGAAACCTTCGCGCCCTTGAGCTTCAGGAGCGTTGCAGCGTTATTGATGTGGGCAGAATCCAGCAACGCGCGCAAAGCGCCTGTAAGGGCCGCAGAAAGGCCGCCAATAAGGTGCGGCAGGCCCACAGCGTAAGCGCCACGCCACGGAATGAACTTGAACTCGACAATCCAGTCGAGCTTAGCCATCGTGTCATCGCCCTCTTCCCAATTCCGATAAAGCCCAATTACTTCGGACTCGATATCGTCAATCATCAGGATATAAGGCGCCAGCTGCCCGTCGCTTTTCTTGTCGCTTTCAATCTCAAGCCAGGTATAAATGTGATACACCCGGCGCACGCCATCTTCATTATCGTTCGGTGATTTGCCTTCGATTCTATCCGTGGCTTTTTGCGATGCCGTGAGCTCAGGCTCCAGCGAAGACCGGAAAAAATCCGTATCCCGATACAGCCCAGCGTTAATTCGTTGGCGGTATTCATACTCGGAAATATCATCCACTTCCGTTACGCGCTGTGCCGTGTAAAAGTTTGCCGACGCGAAGGGCAGCAATACATTATCAATAGGCAAAAACTGCGCACACGGCCGCTTTTGACGCTCGTCATACCAGAGTTTTAGGTATTGCGAGCCACCGAGCGGCAGTTGCGTGAGCATTTGTTCCTGCTCGTCGCGGAACTCCTCGATCTGCTCGGTCAATTGCCAGTTCATGTAGTCGCGTTTACGCTCGGCGATCGCGGTTTTGTCTTCCGTGACGTTGCCCAAAATCTTCGTTTTGGTCGGGCCGTCAGGCGGGAACATCTCTTTGATCGCCCGTGCCGCGAAATCCACGCAAGCTTCAGCCATTACGGGGTGCACAACACGCGAGGCCCCCTGAAACTGCGCCCCGCCGGGGCATCGTTGCCCAAGCCAGTACGCCGAATGCCTTCTTCGTACTGCTTATCACGCTGTTTGCGGGCTTCCTTGTCCTTCTCGACGTTCTCGATATACCGAAGCGCCAAGCCTTTTAAGAAAGGGTATCGATCTGCCCATCGTCCGCCAGATTGGCATAAAAGTCCGTGTCTTCCATCGGCCCTTTCGTGTCAAGCTGAACGACAACCGAGCCATCGGGCAGTTCTTCAAGCTCGGCTTCGTCTAGGACAAGCGGTTCTTCGCTTTCTTCGGGCTGTTCTTCGGGTTGCTCCCCGGCACTCCCTCAACGAATCGACCAAATTCAGGATCAATCGGGAATTCATTAGCCATCAGTCGGGCCTTTCGTCTTTAATCATTTCAGTAAATGCAGCAGAGGAATCCTAGCCGTTTGTTCCGGCGCTTGTCCCAGCAATCGCTCCAACGCCCGACGTTTCTGCTTATCCATATCTCACCGTTTTATAGGTCTAGCGACAATTGCCCGCCCTTTATGGCATCAATTCTAGCTTGAGCGATTCGAACATATTCGGCCTCTCGCTCAATACCGATAAACCGGAATCCTTCCAGTTTCGCAGCCTTCCCCGTTGACCCGCTGCCCATGAAAGGGTCAAGCACTACACCACCGGGTGGCGTGACTAGGCGGCAGAGGTAGCGCATTAGGTCAGTGGGCTTGACAGTGGGGTGAGTATTGGCGCGCGGGATGTCAACGACTGGCTTGCTGGTCATAGGATTGATCTTGAGGCCTTCTGCGCCAATCAAAGTTGCTTTCTTTTCAAACCCCTCAAGTCCTTCGTCCCGGTCTTTCTTGCTGGCTTTAGCGCAGTAAAAGAATCGGGCGGCAGAGCCGGAGTCGCCTTGCCATGTTTTTGGCGTGCGCTTTGTTTCAGTCCATCCAGTCGGATTTGTACGATCTCCACCCTTTCGCACTTGTCCGCCTCCGCTCGTGGTAATCGGAAACAACCCAACCACCTCATCGCTGCCGTCGTGGATCAGGTTGGCGGGCCAGCGGCCAAGCGCCTCAGATCGGGCGACGTTCTCGCGGATGCGTGCGGCGTAGGCCTCTGCCGCCGCTTGGTCATTCATCCACGGGCGCTGCCAGCCCTCATGGATTTTCCCCGCGTTCTGCGCTTTCTCTGCGCCACCGCCCAGCTTATCGTCGGTCGCCACCCTGCACCCATCAATGTTCAGCGCCCCAGTCCCATGCTCCAGCACGTTCTCGGCCACGGTGCCGGCCAGCGGCTTGCGCGCAACGGTGATGGGCTCCATGGCGGGCTTCAGGGCGGTGCCCCAGCCTTGCCACTGGCGGGCGGCGTTGGTGGCGGGGGCGGTGATCTGTGAGGATTTCAAACGGGTTTCGTAAGTGCTTGAGGACAGCCCATGGCCAAGTGCCTCGCCTCCGTCATGCGGGTTCAGGTGGTATCCCGGAAGCCCCAGCTTCGACCACCACCTCACGTTCAGCGCCCGCCGCCTTGTCAATCGCCTTGCTCACATCCAGCGACTTCGGGAAGCCCGACCCGTGACCCAGGCAATCATGTCGCGGATCTCAAACCCCGCATCCTCGATCCGCACGGCCATGCGGTGCTGCGTGCGCGTGCCAGCGAAGGCCAGCAGGTGGCCGCCCGGTTTCAGCACACGCAGGCACTCGGCCCAAACGTCCACGCCGGGCACGTCATAGTCCCACTTCTTGCCCATGAACGACAGGCCATAGGGCGGATCGGTAACCACCGCGTCGACGCTGCAATCGGGCATGGTGCGTAGCACTTCAAGACAGTCGCCGTGGTAGATCAAATGATGCCTTTCGTAATAACGCGCATGGTGTCTTTAGTCATATCGCGTATGGATTGACCCGTTTGCTCTGCCCGCTGTCCGCAAAATCGTCATCGTCCCAATCATCCCGCGGCGGCGGGTCAATCTCCAGCCACCCGCTATCCCGCAGGAAGCGCAGCGCTTGGGTGGCCGCGTCCACAAAATCATCGTGCGTTGTCTCCGGGAATGCGCATATCTGGCTGACAAATCCTTCCGCCCAGTCTCGGACGAACCCTTTTCTTGCCTGGCTCTCGGGTATCCAGACACGCCCCGCAGCGATGATGTTCGACACGATATTCAGACGCTGCATCTTGTCCGCGCGGCCGGGGTTGTACGCCCGTACTGGCAGGTGCGCCCGCTGCAAGTCCTGTATCAGGCTGATGCCGGCGCTCTTATCCTCAACGAGGATCAGATCCACCCGCTTCGGGTTTTTGTCGTCACCGAATACCGTCGCGAACTCGTCGATTACCTTCGGCCGCAGGTCTGGGTACTGCAATCTTTCCTGCCAGCAATCAATCACCATCACGGCCATAGGGCCGTCCAGAGGCTTGAACACGCCGAACACGATGCACGCCGTCGGGTCGTTGGCGGTCTTCGGTGTAGGCGCAATCGTATGATTGGATGACGTATTCAAACCGCGGGAAGGGCTTCTGCGCGGGCCAAAGGCGAAACATGTCACGCTTAACGATGCCGGCTCCTTCAGGGTCAATGATCTCGGCGTGGATTTCCTGGCGGCCGAGATTCGTTCCTTCGTACTGGAGGATCTGTTTCTGAAGTTATCCGAAAGGTTCGCCAGGTTCGCGTATGTGCTCGCGGTCGTGACGGCCACGTCCTCCCCGTCCCTGCCTAGTAGATCGAGGATCAAGTCCTTGGGCCGGGGCGTGGTCGTGATGATTGTGCGCGTTCGCTTTCCCAGGCGCACAGATAGCTGAATCTGATCCCACGCCTCGGTGATGTAATCCCACGCCGCCAACTCATCAAGCCACGCGCCATGCCACTGCGGGCCGCGGAAGCGCTCGGGCTCACTGGCCGGGATGCCGACCAGCATGCTGCCGTTGATAAGCGTAATGGTTGGCCGAGGCTGTTTGATGTACTGCTTGATGAGCGTTTGAGGAATGACGGCGAGCAGCCCGGATTCGCCCTCAAAGCATGTCCCCTGCACGTCTGAGCTGGTCGGCGCGGCCACAAGCCAGCGCTGTCTCCGGCTCTTGCCATGCCCAATAGCCCACCGTTTCAGCGGCCGTCCTAGTCTTCCCGGCTCCACGCCCGGCAAGCAT